GTTTGAGATGCAGTTGATGGAAGCGGCAGCACGTAAACGTGCGTGGCTTGTAGAAACAATCCATGACTTACTCACTAGCGGACAGAAAGTGACCGTGTTTACGGGACGACGTAAAGACTGTGAGAAGTTATACGCGGCTATCGCAAAGAAGATGAAGAAGACAAACATCCCTGTCCTGTCTGGTCACGGAGGCGATTCGTTAAAGGTGCGGCAGGAACTTGTAACTAAGTACGCGGAGCTCGAAACAGCGTGCGCGTTCGTCGGGACAACCGACGCATTCGGAGAGGCTATTGATGGATTACAGAACACCGACACCGTGTTCTTCGCGCTGCTCCCGTACACTCCGGGACAGATTGTTCAGGCCGAAGGTCGCTTTTCACGACATGGCTCGACAAGACCTGTGCTCATCAGTTATGTCATCTGCGAGGGAACCGTAGACGAACACGTAGCAGACCTATTGCTGGCGAAGCTGGAAGCAGTTGAGGCGACATTAGGAGATGAAGAGGCGGGCAATGTCGCAAGGACGCTCGCCGGAGAAGACGACGAAGAAGCCATTATCAACCAACTACTCACTATCAAGGGATAAAAAATGAAAGACCAATCAGCAACAGAAGAAGTTTTGAAGTTCCGCAAAGAACTGATGGACCTTGTAACTGAATCCGAGGCAACCAAAGGCGAACTAGTCGATGAGCTACTCGCTGGGGTGGCGTCGTGTCTAGTGCTATTCAAGTGCGCTAGCTTCGGGCATGCATGTGAGCGACTAAAGACTCACATGGATATCTCTGGGCAGGTACTAGCCATAAGGGAGAACAACCCCTTCGGCTATCCGTCCGCGATTATCGACGCCTAGAGGTAGTTATGAAACACCTGATCGATCCGGGCCCATCCCGCAAAGGATGGCACCGGCTAGCTAAAGTGCTGCGTTGTCCTAGACTATATGCTCTGTCTTATTTGGTAGAGCATCGGACCTCCGACGAGCCTCCGGCTGAGCCCCTGATGAAGGGCTCTCTGATGCACATCGGGCTCGCGCACCATTACGCACAGAAGTCTGACCTGTTTGAAAACGAGGACATCTACTCACCGCAGGAAGCTATCGAAGTCTTAGCCCAGCAACAACCCGCTGGGCACCGCGCGGCATGGCAACGTCATGTCCCAGAGATACAGAGAACGCTAGCTGATTATCAGATTCATTGGTCAGGTGAGCAATGGAAGACTATTGCGATTGAGCATGAGCTTCTTGTCAACGTGTTTGATGAGGAGCGCAACAAGTCGTACCTGTACACACAACGTGTGGATGCCGTATGGGAACACCCCATGACGGGCAAGATTTACTTTGTAGACCACAAGACCGCCGGTCGGTTTACCTCGCGCACCCTTGGGGGCTACAGTATGAACGGACAGTTTCTTGGCTATCAGATGATAGGCGAGAGAATGTACAAGGACCGATGGGGAGGCGTACTGCTAAACGTCATCGAGTGGGGGAAAGGAGGGGGCTCTCCAACATTTCAACAGATGCCCATCAACCCGGCACCGCACTCCGTCGTGCAGTTCCCGAATGCCATCATTAGAGCAGAGAGGACTATTCAAGACTATGAGAAAACTCAGCCAGCAAAGTGGCCAGCAACGCATCAGGAATCGGCGTGCTGGGCATATCGTCAATGTCGATTCTATCAAACATGTCAGTGGGGGAAGTAGAAAATGAATCTGTTTATTATCCTTTATGGTCCTGCCAAGACCGGCAAGACCTTATCCGCAATCGCATCTTGGCCTGATGCACTCGTCGTTGGGCCGGTGGGGGGTACTCTCTCCAGTCGGTTCTTAAACCACGAGCCCAAGTTTATTCCGGTGGGAGACCAAATCACCGTGAAGCAGATTGGTGAGATTATCCAGAAGGCGCAGGATGAATACCCGTGCATCATTATTGATGACTTTAGTATCATCTGTTCTTCTGAGCTCATGCTCTGTCAACAGTCCTTTAGGGGGTGGGATGCCAACAAGGAGTTCAATAGGCGCATCCGTGTGCTTAGGGACATCATCCGTAATGCTAACTGCCACGTCGTTCTTACGATGCATGAGCAAGCCCCTAAGGTCGTTGGCCAAGAGGGTGAGCAGAGGAAGCTACCGGGATGCCCTATGATTCCGGGGTGGCAACTACCAGAGCAGTTCCCGACACACGCCGACCTCGTAGCCAGAGTTATCTACGATGAGGACGCACCGGGGAGTTGGCCTTACCTGTATCAGACTGGACCAGACGAGATTTACACTACAGGTGACCGTCTTGCCATCACACCCGAGAAGTTTCCCATGAATATCCGAGAGGCTCTCCTACTTGCGGGCATCGACGTCCCGCGCCCTGAGCCCTTGGCCTTTATGGAAGATTATATCCCGGTTATCGTCGATGCGATCTCCGAGGAGATGGCCACCAAACGACCTTCACTTAAGAAGGTCTTCACACCGTTTGCCGAAAAAATGATAGAGGAGGGGATTGACACTCGGCACATCCGCTGGATATTCAACGACGCTCTCCATAGAGAGCACTTGACCCGGCACAACAACAACCTGATTACTAACTTCATTAATACACTCTGAGGAACACATGTTCAACTTTGACTTTACTTCTACTAGCATCAACCAGTCCCCAAGTAAGTCGGGTGTCTTCCCTGTGAAGATCACCGGCATCGAGGGCTACACGTCCAAAAGCGGCAATGCCCGCATTCGTATCCGCGCCGCAGTCTCTGAAGGCGAGTGCGAGGGATGCACCATCGTCGATGGCATCAACCTGCCCACCGAGGAGAACTCCAAGGTTAAAGGCATTTGGCTTCGGTTCTTCGCGTCTCTCGGCCTGACTCCGTCCGACGTGAAAGAGTCTTTCAGCAAAGACTACAAGAACCTTGACGATGCCGTTAAGCACATCAGTAAGGTGCTGATGGACCTCAAGGGCTACTGCTACTACGCGCCTGCCGTAGGAGAGGGAACATACCCTACGAAGAAGTGGCTCACCTCAGCGCAAGCTGAAGGTGCGCGTGAGTCTTCCTCCGCTGGAACTGCCGCTAGTGGCAGCACAAACGCTGCGTCTGACGCTCTGAAGGACTTCATCAACGTCCGTTGATTCTTGCTGGGGGGTGCTTCACTGGTTGGGGCACCCCCCTTTTTTTCGGGGGCGTTATGAACTGTTGGCATTGTAAGACTGAACTAATCTGGGGTGGCGACCACGACGCGGAAGAGGATACCGAGGTCTTCACTATGGTCACCAACCTATCGTGCCCAAAGTGCAACTCACTTGTGTTGGTGTACTCTGGCGTAAAGGAGAATCTACCACCCGCCCGTATCGAACTAGGTGGGGATAACGATGGCGTTTGATAAAGCCAAGTGTGAGCAGTGCCCACTTAAAAAGCACTGGCAAAAGAAGAAGTGCTGGAGCCCCGTAGACTTCGAGCAGAGAGCGTCGGGGGACGGAGGCATACTCATCCTAGGGGAAGGACCGACAAAGACCGACATGAGCCTTGGGAGGCCATTCTCGGATATGTACGGGGCCGACCTACTAGATGCACTAAAGACCCTAGGGCTACGTCGAGAGGACGTGTCGTGGGGGCACGTTATCGGATGCCGTTGGCCAAACGATGACCCAAAGACATACATTGCAAGGCTTCGCGCGTTGAACCGACGTCGAGCAAAGAAGTGGGGGAAGGGGCCTTTGCTTTCCCCCATCGAGGCGTGTCGTCAGCATACAGAGCACCATATGCAAAAGAGCGAAGCCATCCTCTCCTTGGGCTCGCTTGCGACCAAGGCAGTCTTTGGTAACAACGTGAAGCTCGATGGTGTTCGTGGCGCACCTTCCTTTGTAGGGAAGACCAAGGTCGTACCATCGTACACACCGCAAGTTGTGAGGAAGAACCCTAGGTTTCGGGATGTGTTTCTTAGAGACTTGGCCAAGATGCTACGTCACTACAACGATGAGCTCCAATGGAAAGACCCAGAGGTTATCTACAATCCGACTTATGAAGTAGCTAAGGAGTTCTTTGCGTCCGTCAAAGAGCAGGGCGACATACTGGTGTACGACGTTGAGACCGATGGTATCGACGCCCTGAGTACTGACCTGCGTTGCGTGGGTATCGGAACAAAAGACCGCGCACTCGTTATCGGATTTGTTAGCATCGACGGTGTCAGTCGCTTCTACTCTAAGGAAGACGAAGCACAGATGAAGGACCTGTTGCGAGAGGTCTTTACCGACGAGACCTTCTTGAAGGGCGGACATAACGCTGGATACTTTGACCGGCTGGTTATCGAGCAACACCTAGGGGTCACGCCCCGTCCGCTGGTGGATAGCATACTTCTCCATAAGCTAGCGGCATCCGAACACCGACACAACCTAGGGTTCATCGGCTCGTATGAGCTCGACCTACCCGCGTGGAAGGCAGACCATACAGGGGTGGAGGCTAAGACCGACGAGGAGTTGCATGCGTACTGCGCGACGGACGTAGCGGTCACCGGACGTATCATGCTCCCTGTTCGCCATCAGGCAGAGATGAGGCAACAACTCCACCTCTACTCCTTTGATGAGAAGATTCAGAACATCTGCGCGGGCATGCGTAGGATGGGCATGAGGATTGACGAGGGTCGTCGGCTCGCGCACGAACAGGAGCAAGCCGAGTTGGTGGCACGACACCGCAAGGTGATGGAGAAGATGCACCCAGAGGTACATCCCAACTCGACTGCCCAGCTCAGGGAACTTCTCTTTACCGAGTGGGGGCTCCCCCCCTCTTCGTTTACACCTACGGGGGAGATCTCCGTTAACGCCGATGCCTTACGTACACTCGCCACATCCCCCCTGCTTAGCGACAAACAACGTAAGTACGTGAAGTCTCTCCGCTTCTACCGCAGAGGGGAAAAGCTCCTGTCTACTTACTTGCGTAAGTTAGCCCCCGGTGCTGGGCTGGTCCGTGACGGGTACGTCTACCCCAACTGGAACTCCCACGGCACTGTTACCGGTCGGTTGTCTAGCTCTGGGCCCAACTTCCAGAACATCCCTTACGCTCTGCGAGACATGTTTATCCCCCCGGAAGGGTGCGTGTTTGTTGGTGCTGACTATGACCAGTTAGAGCTTCGATACTGCTCTGGTCTGGCAGGCGCGGCACACTACCTCGATGCGTTTGAGAAACAGCTTATTGACCCACACAACCTGACCGGAGACCTCATGTTTGGGGAGAAGTTCTGGCAGGTGGAAGGAGCCCCGGAGACTAAGATGGGCAAGGGCACGGGGCAGTTTAAGCGGATGCGAAACCTCGCCAAAGCTATCTGCTTCGCTAGTCTCTACGGTGCGAGCGCACCCAAGATTCATGAGCTCGTGACCAGCACCGAGGACAATGATGGGAACCTCATCTACGCCCATTACACCCTCCAGCAAATCCGCGTCCTGCATCGCAGGTGGAAGCGGCAAGCACCGGAGTTCGCGAGGTGGTGGGCTAAGACGTTAAGATTTTGTAAAGAGAACGGGTATGTGGCGGAGTCGGTGTTAGGCAGGCGTCGTTATTTCCACAAGGAGGACTACAACGCTGTACTCAACTTCCCGGTGCAAGCCGGGGCGTTCAACGTGGTGGCGTTGTCGATGATTGATTTGGTAGAGAACCACCTGCCGTTCGACTTCAAGAACAAGATTGGCTTAGTGAATCAGCTTCATGATGCCGTCTTGTTCAGCGTACCGGTGGCGCAAGCCGAGGACGTAAAACAACTTGTTACTGAAACACTCACGAGACGGGTGGATGGTCTGCCCGTCACATTTACCGCAGAAGCAGAGATTGCAGAATCTTGGAGGGAAGCATGATTAAAACACTTGTTACTAACATCAAACGAAACGCCGACATGAGGTACCGATTCACACACCCACACGTCCTCGTGCTTGGGGACAATGGGTCGGGCAAGAGCTCACTCGTTCACGGCATTGAGCTCGCCTGCTTCGGGCAGGTGTTCGACGCCGCAGGCAAAGACATCAAGCTGAAGAGACATCTTGAGTTCATGGTCGGACACAACGAAGAGGTCAACGCCTCTATCCTACTGGCTGACTGCGAGTCATACCGGTATGGCAACGACAAGCCCGATGTGCTGAACGCCATGCAGATGGCTACGTCAGCCCTGACTGGTGGGACCAATGGTCTCTGCCGGTTCTTGTTGAAGTACATGGACGAGGACATGCCCCTGTGTGTCACGTATCAGGGCTGGAGTGAGCAGGTGAAGCAGCACGGGTCATACCGCGCCGCACTTCTTCGGATGGAAGAGGTCGTAGGCAAGTCGCTTAGAAAGCATCGCGCCACCATCAAAGAGCTCGACGTTGCTCTGAAGTACTCCCCACATGACGAAGACCTTCTTGCCCGTCGCGCCCAAGCGGTCCTGCACGAGGCTACGTCGAAAGACTTGTCCGCGCAGATCCAGAAGGAGATGCTGCGGTTTGTGGAGGAGGTCAGCAAAGGGCTGGAGGACCGCATGCTCCGCTACACACCGGACGGCATGGGCACACCCAAGCTCTTTATTCGAGGCAACGACGTCCGTATTGGATTCGCTGAGCGTCCCGTTCCATCAGGCGCGGAAGGCGTGGCACTAGCCCTCGCACTAGCGGCTGCGGTTTTGCCGATGGAGAAGAGTATTATCGTGTTTCCTGACCGGGCATATGATAAGAGGACACTAGGCAAGATGATGCGTGTCGCACGCAGCATCCCTGCTTTTGGCGTGTACGTTCAATCCACAGTGCTTCCAGAACATTATGAGGCAGAGGAGTTGGGATGGCAGATAGTGAAGGTTTGACCTCTAAGATTCTAACCGCGCTATCCGTATGGGCACCGTACCGCTACGGGGGGAAGGTGGATTTTCCGCCTGACGTCCGTGGCGTCCCATCCTCGCTTCTCCGCACAGGAACCCGCTGTATCGACTGTTCGAGCTTTACGTGGGCCATTCTTTCTCAGGTATTCCCTGACCTTAAGTGGTCAACAAAGTACTATAAGAGATACCAGATGTGGGACCGCACCGATATGTGGGCCCCCATCCGGGTAGCAGAGGAGCTAGGCATTGGCAAAGACGAACACGGTGATGGGTGGTATTTGTATCAAGTGTGGAAGGGTGAGTGGGAAGGAGGACATTCCTTCCTTGGTCTCTCCCGTGGTGGTCGATTGCTTGTGCTGGAAGCGACGAAGAGCTGCCGGAACGGGTGCAACCACGACGGGGTCGTGTGGCGCGGCATCGGACCAGCAGGACCAGAGCTCCCAGACATGCCCGAATACTGCGAGCACGAAGCCACCAGAGGGCTAGTCTTCGCTAAGACGAAGCTGGGCTAGTTGTAGACGAACGTGAGCCCGCAGGCATTGCTGGGTGCGGCTGGACTTCCCGCAGAGTTACTCGCAGTCGTCGTGGCGACGTATGAAATACCTGTTCCCAAGGCGAGGCCCATGGGGATAGACACGTACTCTTTCGTGGCTCCCGCAGCCTTGACAATAATCGAGGGCTCCGTAGTGCCCAAAGTCACCGAGGTGGCCTCGTAAATCTTGAGGTAGGTGACCGCTGAGTTAGCCGTGTTGTCGAACTCAATGTGAAAGATTGTACTTGAGCCGGAGACTGCGTTGACGGCGCTGTTGCTGGCCGCTGTGTCCGTGTACCGTTTCCCGCCAATCGGGTTTGAAATAGTAACCGTTGTCGTAGCCATCTAGTCCCTCACTTAAACACAAAGAGTAGGTTCGCGTATGCGGCACCGAGGTTGCTTCCCTTGGTTGTACCTGCACCTTGGCTGGCGCTATAGCCTAGCCCGTTGCTAAACGTGATGCCTTCAGGGAACAGGAACACCTGCCGTGTGTTGGTAACAACGCGGAACTCAAAGTCAGGGACAGTGGTTCCGTTAGTTACCGCAGCCACAGTATCGTACAGCTTCAGATACCCACTGGATGAACTCCCTGCGGTGTTATCCACGTAGATAGCGTACAGCTTACCAGAGGTACCCGCAGCGTTGTTCCGAGCGGTAGAACCGTCGAGCCCCGTGTCTTTGATGTACCGGAAGTCGATCCCGGTAAACTGGTTGTTGACTGTGATTGCCATTGATTACCCCATGATTTCGTCGAGATACTCGCTGATCTCTTCAAGCAAAACTGCGATAATCAAATCCCGCTCACGATCACTAATCTTGCCGTCGTCAGACAGGGCGCTAGTAATCTCTCGGCCAACCCGAAGGATGCGGGAAGCGAGTGCGAAGATATTAAACTTACCTTTCTTTGCCATGCTACTCTCCAATAAGCTGTTTCCAGCCGGTGTCAAACGCAATGTGTTCTGCGGGGTCTTGTCCCTCGATAACACGTCCGTCGTAAAGAAGCGAGCCCTCAAGTATAGGTAGCACTTGCATATGGACATGTTCAGTCTCTTCATCAAACGTAGCAATGCCGCACCCCTGCTGCCAGTCAGGACTCTGTGTTACTCCGGGCACCGCCCCGTCCACCCGACACAGGCATCCGGGGCTCATAGCGGTGATCACATTACGCCCGAAAGGTCCGTGATAAGTTTTCTGCCCCAACTCTACACGATGAATGTGCCCATAGACCTCACTCCAACGTGCCGACTTTAGTATCGCAGCCGCCGTGGCCCCCCCGCCAGAGCGTACTTTATTGCCATGTGTGATACGTACCCGGTCCCATAGCCACCAGTCTGCGCCGTAGGGACCAACGTACTCGATACCTAAGTCATCTAGACGGAGGAGGTTGCGGACACTTAAGGCGGGAGACTCCTCGAAAGCCCGTGAGAGGTGTGTCGCCTCAGGTAGTTTTTCTACCATTGCCTTTGACATCCGCTCTTCGTGATTGCCAGCCATGTAAGTAACTTTTGCTCCGGGAGCAGACGAACGTATCTCCGCCAACCACCAGTGGAGCTCATCAATGGTGGGTTGCGTGGTTTGCTTGTACTCCGGCTTGCGGGGGAATCGAGTACTCCATGGAGCAAAGTCAACCATATCACCTAGTAAGACCACATAGTGGGGGTTCACCTCACGGATTAGTCCTAGGACTGCGTCCATAGCTTTTCGGTCATGCATTGGCTCAAGGTACGTGTACCTATTCCGCCACGCAAAGCCCGCTTGCAAGTCAGGGACTATGACTGCGTGCTTTAACCGCTCCTTCCGCCCCGGATGGTCAATGCGGACCATTGGCCTCGCCGGTTCAGCGGGCCGGTATGTCGCCTCTATGCGCCGCTCAAGGTTGGCCTTGACTTGATGCAAGGTAACCTTCTTCATCGTGTCCCTAACCTTGTGAGCTGACTCCCAAGCGTTTGCTCTCCAACTAGTTACTCGCCACTCTTTCTCATCCACGCAGGCGACTTTGAGCAGGTCGTCTAGGGTCTTAATGGACAAGCCCTTGGTAGAGATTTCTCTCTCAAAGGGGTTGGGGCTGTGGTCTTCGATGCGGGTCGAGGGGTCAGACCGGCCTGTGTGCTGCCCCTTGGGGAGGTCGAGCTCCTTAATCACCCTCCGCGCCTTGTGCTGCGTCACGTACTCGCCGGTCCATTCGGTGAGCATTGCGGCAATCGCGCGTCGGCCCGGAGTGTACTCGGCAAACTCGCACGCCTCCCTCAGCTTAGACCCGTACTTCTCGGCTAACTCTTTATAGCTGGCCATTCAGATCCCAAGTGAGGGGTAGTCTACGGGAGGGGCTCGATGTCGAGGATCGCAGTAACCGAGGTCATCGCAGTGTAGTTAAAGACAGACCCGTCCCCGCTCAAGGTAAGAAACAGGGTTCCCGATTGCGTGGGACCGAGTGTTGTCCCGCTTGCATCGTACACAATCGGGCTACCATCTGAGAAGGCGTCAATGCTTCCCTGCGTAACCGTGCGGGAGCTTTGGTTTTGAGCCAGCACGACGCTCACCACATAGGTGCTCGATGCGAACAGGTTTGTTCCACCCATGTGATCTGCGTTATGCAGAGAAAAAGGGAACTGGGCAACAATGCTGGTCGCCTCGCCCGCCACGGTGTTGTCCTTGCCCGCGCCAGCCGCGCAGGTGGTGTGGATGTAACAGGCGTCTTCCATGAGAGCGTTCGCGCCGAAAGACGACCCATCAACCAGTACGAGCGCGGCCCGATGCACAATGCCCCGAGTGGGCACCGTGAACGACCAAGTGTAGGTAGAAGCGGTAGATGAATCCGGCAGGTCGGAGACGGTAGCCGCCGACGAAACCTGAATCCTAGAGGCCGAAGTTGAGCGTGGCATTCAGCCCCCTACTATGCGATGGCGGCTAGGTTCTGGACGCCTTCCCCGGAAAACTGGACCTTGCCGGTGGTTGCATCGCCAACCACTAGTACGGTGCCAATCTCTCGAATCACATCGCCACTTGCGCTTGGCGCGGTCAACGTCATTTCGCCCGCCGTGAGGGACACGTACACAGGGTCACCCACCGCGCCTGCGGCAGTGTTGAAGGTCACGATCTGCCAAGGCAGCGCGACACCGTACCCGCCAGCAGGAATATCATGCTTGGCGATTAGGAGCCGTCCCCGAGTAGTGGCAAGAGCATCCGCGTCTGTCTTGCCCACCTTCATAAAGGGGCCCTCTGCGCCCACGCCGCAGAGAATAGTGCCTGCGGGCAGTGCGTTCACGGTGTCGTTGTTGAGGACTTTGACGCCTTCGGCATAGTTAAAGTCGCGACCGGCCTTAATCAACCTTTGCTTAAGATTACCCATAATGTCTCCTATAGACTTCAATCAGGCCCATGGCCTTGCTTGTTTGATATTGGATTTACGGAGCTATGTCAACCGTTTCTGCGGCATTTGCTTGTGCCATACTGTCAGCCATGACAAGCATAGCGTTGTTGCCCAGCAGCCCGCCTAGTACCGTGAGGATCATAATCAGGGTTTGAGGGTGCTTTAGGGCCGACGAGATACTCCATAGTGAGCGTTGTCCCATTTCATCGAGGCGTTCCTCGATGCGTCCAAGCGCACTAACTGTGTACTTTTGTTCCGTCTGGATGACCGCTACCGTTTCCCGTATTCCGCCAACCTGCTCTTCAAGATTGGTTACTCGCTGTTCAAGCCCCGACATCAGTCCTCCGTAGGTACGATCGGGGTCTTCGCCTGACGCTCCAGATCGTTCTCCAGTCTCTTCAATCTATCACTAACATCATCCTCTTTCCAATAACGCTCACTATCCCCATTGTAAAACAATACCTTGCCGGTATTGAGCAATGCGCCGAGAGCCTCCAGACGAGCCCGCGCTGGGCCCGAGTCTACGGCAAGAGCGCGGATCTCACTGGGTGCCATGCCGGGGAATGCGAGGCTAAGCATAAGGCGGAAACGATGATATTCGGTTTTAGGAATCTTGGCGATCGCGGCACCGACCGGTCCCGCCGGATAGCGGATTCGCTTTGTCCGTGTGTCCTGTGGGTCTTGTGTCAGAACCGCGAGATCTGGCGCACCAAGCATCCCAAGGAGCTCTACAAACTCCATGTCCCCGTTCCGCATCCTGAGCCCGTATTCGGATGCGGGGACGTCACTGACACCCACTAGCTCTTGGAAGAAGTCTTCAAACACGTCCGAGTATACGGGAGCTAGGAACTGGTCGATTGTTGAATCAATCAAAGACTCAAACGCTTTCTCCGGGTTCGAGGATAGTGGAATAACCTTCCCTTCTGGGTCCACAATGTTCCCTCCCGCAACGGCAAGGGCTGAGAGACTGGCTGCGATGTCAAGCATCCCAAGCATGTACTCGGTTGTGGTGGCTTTCGGAAAAATGCGGGCAAAGTGTGTTCGGACATAGCCCCCTTTTGCCATCTCCGTGACTGCGTTTTCTGGCATTTCACCTAGAGCAAGAAGGGGATACTCCTCAAGGTACTTAGGCATCTCCCGCATCGACGCATACTTGGCTTGCTCTTCTTCGGTCAGCTCAGTGTACGGGTCCGTCATCGCTGCGGGGTACTGGGTCATGAGCCGACTAACTACCTCAAACCGTTGTAACTGAGTCGCGCCCCTAGCATAGCGGCTCATGTACTCCTTTACGCCGACGTCGGAGGCCTCAAAGAACATCCGAAACACCTGCGCCATAGCGTTCTTCGAGAGTGTGTAGAACAGGACGTAACGGCCAATAAAGGACATCTCATGCTTTCCAACTGAATGCGACCAGTCGTACAGTGTATTCGACAACTCCCGGAAGGCCTCCTGCTCCGTCAGCCCCCGGTTGATGCGGGCGTCGGCGTACATGAGAAGGCGCTGACGACGAGTAACTTCACGGATTTTCATCTCCATGATGTTCTGCATGTAGCCGAGATCTTGACCTGCACGCGAAAGGGCTCCGAAGACACCCGGATTTTTCTGGCGTTCAACCATAAGGGTGCGCCGAATCGCAGCGGAGAAGTCTTGGATGCGGATGTTCTCCCCGATTCCTGCGCCAATCGCTTCGGCGTAAAACTCGGCGTAAGTCATTTTGGTGCCGTCTTTAAGTGTCAGCACATCCTCACTGGCCGTTAAGATTTTATCCAACGCACCGTTAAACATCGCAGAAAAAGCTGTAGGGAGCCCCTCTTTGCCGGGGGGTAGCTGTGCGATCGTCCTAAAGTAGGCGTTCTGTAGCGCCTTTCCGTACACAGGGACGTAAGCGAGTGAGCCCATGAAGGTCAGATTCGCGGCCCTAGCTGGTCCCACGGTGATCCACATCTGGGAAAAGTCACCAAACAACTGGTTCATAAAGTACGCAGGTCGCGGGATAACGAGCCCGGTGAGGATGTGTGTCTTGAACCACCGAAGAAACTTCTCGTACAGCCTTAGACCACTGGAGTGCAGCATTGTGGATGCCGCGTCCTCACTGATCGCTTCGTCGAGTTCTTTCTGAATCTTGGTAAGGCTCTCGTTGAGATCGTTCAAGATGCTCTGAGGCACCATCAACACGTTGCCCTTTGAATCGACCGATGCGGCAACCATGCGTTGGTACGCAGTACGGGTAGCATGTAGCTCATCCGTCTGGCCTTTCCGGCCAATGCTGGTCAAGCTACCCGTCCCCCAGATACTAAATCCGTCCAGTGCATCCAGAAGAGACAACCGGATATCGCGATGAAGCACCTCGTCAAGAGGGACCACAAGAAGCTCGCCCTTTTGTCCCCCCGCTGGGCTGGACAAGTAGACGACGTTCGCCTTCTTATCGATCTTATTGATGCGGTACGCCGACTTTCCGAGCGCATCCATACCTAAGTCTTCCAGCTTCGGCAAACGCACAAACGGCTTACCTGCACCGCGTCCCGCAGCAGGGACTGCGCCTGCTTGAGGATAAGGTGTTTGTCGGAGTTTAGCGACATCAGGGAAAGGACCGGCTCGACTAACGCTAGGTAGTTTTGTGAGGTCTACATGCGGTCCCAACAACAACGCGGCCTGATGCTCCGCGACATAGCTAAGCATGTTCTTGACCTCATCATTGATTCCCGGAATCAGTTGCTTGAAGAAGTCCATCTGCTCGAACCACAGGGGTGTCTGCCTACTTTCATACCGGATCAAGCTTAAGAACTTCTGAACATCCGGGTTCTCAAAAGGCACCGTGTGGATTTCCGCAAAGCCCTCCCGATTCAGTACTTGGTCCCAAAAGCCACGGTTGAAGATATACGAGACACGATTAGCCATTCGCCGCGCTCTAGCGGGATCCATACCTAGCTTTTTGGTTAGCTCCTCCCCCCGCTTGAGAAGAGTCGAGTTACCCATATGAATGTAGGGACGAAGCAGTTCCTTCATCTCAAGCTGATGTGCTTTTGCTTTTTCCACGATGGCCATAGATGCCGCATCACCAGTTTCTAAGGCACGAGCTCTATTGGTCACCACGTTGTGCAGTGCCTCATGAATGATGATCTGCGCGTTAAAATAGCGGGGGTCAAAGTTCATGTGGTCTGGGCCCGAGTGGGCGTTGTTGTACCTCCGCTGGAAGTAGATGGGGTTTGTGTCGGAGGCGTAAGGGACAAGGGCTTCGGCCATTCGCCGGTAGTTCTCCCCGCGCGCGTTTTGTGAGAGCCATTGTAAGATGTCACGGGTGCTATACAGCATGTCGCCCGCCACGGGTTTCTTCATGGTAATGGGGTTCAGGAAACCGTCACTGTGACTGTCTTTGACTGTAGAAAACTCAAGCGTCGGGGTGACCTCACGCAAAAACTCCTCACGTAGTTCTCGTGCTGTTCTCTCCTCGAAGCCCTTGCCTTCTGCTCTCTTTGCATACTGTGTGGCAACCACGCTTCGTTGTCCCGGCAAAGTAAGCTTTTTGATTCTCCCGTCTTTTTCTTCGATGCGAAGACGCTCTGTGAGTTGATTAAACAACTCCGCGTCTTTTCGCAGCATCACGTAGTCACCCACCATGAAGTCTACTTTGGCAAAGTTGTCGGTCGCCTCGGCTCCTTCACCCATCAAAAAGTTCATGGCCCGAGCCATACGTGGATTAAACCTAGGGCCAATGATGTTTGCGACCTTATCAAAGAAATCCGCCTGCATCGCGCCTAACACAATCCCTTTGTAGAACTTGGTCATGCCACCTGCGGTGGTCAAACTAGACAAGTCCAGCGTCACGGGCTTTTCTTTTACCCCTAAGATTGCGGAGCGAATCACATTCTCGAAGCCCGCGAGGAGTGCGTCTCCGGGAGCGGACAGGTCCATCTTTGCGACCCCGTCGTACACCCGACGAACAAGTTTGTCGTACTGTCCTCCCGGCTCGTAGAACTTGTCGCGGTTTGCCAGTGTGGACTCATCAATAAACGCTTGAATAGCCGCCGAAAGACCGGGGTTTTCGATAAGCTTGTCGCTGGGAGCCGCCATGTCCCGTGTTTTCCGCATGCTTGTCACTTGCCGAAGGAACGTAGCAATCAAGGACTCAGAACGGCCAACGATGCCCGTTAGTGTTAATGTTGCTTTCTCGGTGCCCCACACACGATACCGTGACGCTACTTCTTGGATGCCCCCTGCTGAGGTCAACATGCCACGCACTAAAGCGTTCGCCTCGTCAAGATCGTCTACATTTGCCAAGATGATGTTAAAGGAATCTAGTAGATCTTGGACCCTGCGTGCGATGACCTTTGCTGCATCATCTACGTCCCGTCGCACCACCGACTCCAGAAGACGCACATTTGTAGAGAAGAGAGGAACTTTCTCCATGACGCGCCCGATCGCTAGCGTGCCCCACACAATCAGCGCACGCGGCTGACGGAATAGGCCGGGAATGCCATCCTCAAGTCGGAGCCCGAGTTGGATCATGCTGAGAGGGTCTTTGAAGACCTTAATCAGGGCGCTTGTTGTATAGATGTCGTCCACATGGCTAGGAGCGAGGGCTTCTGCTAGTTCGTCCCCAAACATGCGCTGGTCATGTACGTCATACTTGAATGCAGCGCGGGCTCTTCCCTCAACCGCATCCATCATCTTCTTAAACACCGCAGGCTTAAGCCCCGTGACTGCTGCCGCTCCCTTTGCGAGTCCCCGCATAGCTTGTAAGTACTCGTTGTACTCGTTCACGACAAACGCATCAATCCGCTCCGGTGACATCGCATCTAATGCTTCGGTGCGTTCTTTAAGATTGCGCGTCTCACTGTTGAGCGCGCTCAGTTGGTTGGCTACATCATCGAGCGCAACGATGTTTGCGTCATACCTTTTTTGTAAGGCCTCTACGAGAGCGGGTGATCTCCTACTTCGTACCGCAGCGTCGAGTTTCGCGTACTCTCCCGTCTCAAGATTTAGCTCTTGGAAGAGTTTCGTGAGGAGATCTTCAATCTGGCCGAGAGCCCGGAGGGACTGGCCTTTGACGTTCTCGTAGAGATTTTCTGTGGCCCCACTAAACATCTGGTTCAGTTCTGCCCTAGTCGCCTTAGTCTCTACCTTTTGGAGCAACTCAAGGATTCGATCGGAAATCAACGCATGCACTTGCCGCGCTCGCGCCTTTATGTCTGCATCGTCCTTGCGTCCCCTAAGTTTGACTCCTTTCAGGAGTCCGTGGGCTTCTGCGACACTCTCCATGTCTTTTTTCCCGCGTAGTGCGGCGAATGCGTCGGAGATAAAAGCAGAGGCGTCTGGATCAACGTAGCGTTGTGCGTACTCCGCAAACTTTTGGCGCATCTTAGTGCTTCTTGCAAAAGTAACGACTGCATCGTTGACCTGCTTTTCAGCGTTGATTGCCAGTTCTGCGGCGCGGATCTCATACTGAATAGCAGACAACTTAAGATCCGCCTTGCGAGCCATATCCGACGCTTGCTCTGCCGCTGCTCTCTGCTTGTTTGCCTTCTCCAAAAGCTTTTTACTTTCTACCTTAAGAGAAGTGTACATCTCCATAGAACGACGCACCGCAGTCGATCTCATGTTCGCTGCAAGCCCGTGGTCCATCAGCTTGCCTGCGCTAGCCAGTAGGCTGTATGCCGCTACCCCGCCTGTTTTGTCTTGTCGTGCCGCTTTGTTGATAAAGCTGTCAACGTCTTTAATCTCGTCGGGGGAGGTGACTTGGCCTTTGCCTCCCGTAGCTTGCTGGATAATCCGCTCAAGGGCCACACCGCTGCGCCCAATATTAGTTTGGGAGGTCAGGCCAGTAACATGCGCCAGTTTTTGTCCGCCTACTTTACCCCCCACAGCTCCGGCTGCGACAGCAGTGAAGATATCGGGACTCGCAATGAAGGTTGCAAGGGCCGCGATAGAGCCCACTGCGGTCCCTAGGCGCGGATTCTCTCTGCCGTATGTCCCCAAAAAAGGGTTGATAAAGGCGTCACCAAACTCTGTTAGGAAGCGTCCCCCTGCGATGTCGTCTTTGATGGTGTAGGCAAGATGCTTTTCGGTGCCCACGTTAGCCAGCATGTTCCTGACGATACGTCCGGGTCGGCCCGAATCCATCTCATTACCAGATCTAGCCTCTTCGTCTACAGCAAGAGCAAACGACCGCACCAAGGGCTCGTCCACAGAAAAGCGTAGGATGTAGTCCAGCATATTTGTTGCTTTAGACTCGCCTAACAAAGGCACAAAGAAGTCGCCTTCGCGGACAAAGTCGAGCTCCTCGCCCCCCTCGGTTACGATTCCCGCAGTTCGGCGTGGCAACGTAACAGCGATAAGCGCCTTAGCTATCCGATCAGGCAAGTTATCGAGGATCTTCTCTTTCTGGCCCAAAGTAAAAGCTGTGTTGAGTGCCGACGCAACCTTGAAGATTTCCGCGCGGGTGCCTTTGCCCTCCGTAAAATCACGGAGTGCGCCTTCTGGGTCAACATGAACCACTAAAGAGTCTCGATCCATCAACGAGTTAATCATGGTCCGAGTGCGGTTGCGACTACGCTCCCGAAGGTCTTCCTTCTGCTGTTCTGACAACTCGCTTGTCTTAAGCCCGAGCTTCTTCCTCTCCTGATGAAACAACAGGTTCTCAATACCTTTCTGGAGTTCTTCGCGATTAATGCCGTACCTGTTGTCCCTAGTTGTGGACACTGGAATGTATACGTCCGAAGGCCTCGCTTTCGCGCGACTGAAAAAGGCATTCTGCTTAATCATGTTGGCGTCTTCGGTGTTGCCCATGGCGGCGAGCAAGTCTTCGTCGCTCTGCCCTACCCGAAAGCCCTCGGCATACATGCGGAACAGATCTTTCGACGTTTTGTCCGAGTACAACAGGCGAATCAGGTTGTTTGATGTCGCCTCGACCATAGACTTATCGAATGCATCGTTAAATCGGGGGACACCCACAACTCTCTGTCCGTTAACCACTGCGTGATGAATCGCGCTGGGACGCTGTGTTGTGATCTTTTTCTGGAGCAGGCCCATAGCTTCGTTTTCAAGATCTTCTTGCTGCTTTGCGGCTGCGCTAAAGTTGTCGTACAGGTCTCTTGGAGACTCAAACTGTCGGGCCAAGTTCTCCATCGACCAGATATTCAAAATATTAGCCGCGTTGCGGTCGATATGATTGGGAATATCAGGGTTAAAAAGTGGGTTACTCGGATCATAAGCCACTTGGGCTCGCGCGTCTGCGATTAGTTTATCGAGTAGCTGCTGCTGGTTCTCCTCGTTGTTGGGTAGCCCTTGGGCTTTGAGGATGCGCCCTAGTCGGGTAACTCGATCTTTAAGAAGGGTGTTCCCAAAACCAAGCTGAAAGAGGCCGCGCTCTTCGCGCAACTTCTCTTGGTACGCTTTGCGTTGGCTCTCCGTGGGCAGTGCGGCGCGGATCTCGTCTAATCTCTTGGCGTCTTGGTCCACCGAAGGTGGCTTCGTGACATCCGCACGACGCGGCAGGCCCATCTTCTCCGCAATCTGCTTACGCTTTACAGCGTAGGCGCGATGGATGGGCCTCAGGTGCAGGGGAAGCTGCTCTTCGGTAACACCAAAAAAATGCTCTTCTGGGTCGGGGGACTCAAACTTTATTTCGTCCACCGCCGCATCAGGCGTCTTAGTAGTCTTGTCCGCCACTGCCGTCTCCCACCTTTACAGTTGTAGAAGCGGGCGAAACGGGCTGGACAATAGTCGCAGAAGGAGACGCCGCTTGTGTTCCCAATCTAGCTTTGTCCTCGTTTTCTTGCAATGCCTTCAGCGCCTTTAGCGACTGAGGGGAGTCAACGCGGGGCTGCTGACGAAGTAACATACGGTCCTGCTTTCTCTTCTTCCTGCGGGCCTTACGCATCTGGCGCTTCAGCGAGATAAACGCGGCGCGATCGGTGGAGAAGCCCATCGAGTCTTTGTACGCGAGGAATCCGGGGTCTTGTAGGAGCTGGTCTCTAGCGATTTCAACAGCAGAGGCCGCGTTGGGGTTGTACATCTGACCCAACAACACTTCCTTGTGCCGCTCCTGATTTGAGTGAAGCATCGCCTCTTCGGGCGTCATGCCAATCTCTCCCACTATGTCATTAAGTGCCTCTTGAATCTCTTCGGTATCCCCCGCTGAGAGCCCCCCTGCGAGCTCTGCCAGAGTAGCACCAAAGCTCCCTCCTGTGGACGCCTGCATGTTGTTGATGCGGTCTTCTTGCATGTAAAACATCGCATTGGCTGACGCGGGATCGGACCCTAAAGCATGACCCATCTCCACGTAGGACCGGTCTTGGGGGCTCTCCGCCCCGGCACTTGCGTAATACTCATCGGGTAAGCCCATCGCAAGAGCGGCGTCTTCCGCTCCGCTACGGATTGCGTCGATACTGTGCTTTCCACTTCCACTTTCCTCAAGAAACTTGCCCACCATCTGTAGCGCGGCCTCTCTATCCTGTGGATTTTTAAGGTCACCTGCGAGGTCTGCCCCGATGCGAATCGAGTTGTACCTGTCACCTTTGGCCTCTAGCATAGCTGCGTTTGCCGCTTTCAAGATCTTGTCTTGTCCGACAGAAGCAAACGGGGACGCGCCCTCAGCTTCTTGGGACAACTCTAGGCCTTTTTGGAGGTTGGTAATGTTGCGTCCGTACTCAATCAAACGAGTCTTCTGCATGCCGGTAACTGCCGCAGCGCGAGAACGAATGACACCTTGAACAGCAGTAAGCATGGACTGTAACGCCTTCGTCCTCTCCTTCCGGCGCTCACTCTCATTCGTGAAAATCTTACTTTGTAAATCCACCAACTCCTTAAAGTACGGCTGGAGAGCAGCGTTATACGTCGTCATCTGCTCGATAGAAGGGTCTTCGTCGGGACCAAACAACTGCCTGACCGCCTTGCGCTTTACCGCACGACGCTCAGCCATGTAGTCCGCCAGTCTACGCTCCAAGCGGCTCACAACATTGGTATCTTGTTCAGCCATTATTCAATCTTCCCTTCAGATACAGTTTTGGCAAACTCGCCTACCTCGGATGCACCACCAGTCAAGATCGCGGCGGTGGCCCGGATTGCGGGGTCTGCGATTCCGCTAATAGTCTGTGCTGTAGATGCAAGCCTTCCTTGCTTTCTCGCCAGCATGCGGTCGGCAGCACCCGCTGCTTGTGCCTGCGCCTGAGCAATCTTCGCCATGCTACGTTGTGCCGCGTCTCCGTAGGCCTGTCTGCCTGCGGCTTGTGCGCCCATTGCTAGCTGTTGCGCTGCTCCTTCAAGCTGACCAGCGGGAACTGCGCCCGTCAGTGCTGCTTGGGCGAGCTCTTCCTGCTGTGCCGCAGCACCCGCCGCAGCGACCTGTTGCGCGGCCAAAGCGTCCTGCATCTGCTTCTGCTGAGAATCACCAAACTGCGTAGGGTCAGCTTCAAACGCCTTCATTTGCTCGTAGTCCTTGGCCTGCGCCATAGCACCAAGACCACCTGCTCCGTACTCGGACTTTATGTCTTTTTTGGCTGCTTGCCACTCTTTGCCTTTGTCGCGGAGCTTGGCAGACCGTTCTTGGAGACGTTCGGATCTAGTTTTCTTTGCCATTAGAGAGTCGCTCCATACTTAAAGTACACATATTTCATCGAGCGGGCCCGGATGCGGGTTTGCTTGATACTACCGTGGGCGCAAAGCCTAAGAGATACATCGTGAAAACCTGCCGCAAGGGTCGCTGGCACCCAACAATGACCGCTCCAAGTTCTAGACTTATAACGGTCTTGGAGTTGGCTCGCACTCAAAACGGTTACTCCCGGAGACGAGCCCCCGGCGTCGGCATCTGATCCTCCGTACATGGTGCGACGCACTCGCCGTGCAAACGGAGTATTGGTAATAGTCCGCGTATCAACGCCAATAGTCTCGGAGTCGTTTAGGAACAGCGCGATGCGCGATTCTTTGAGTCCCTCGTTATTATCGTTAACCCAAGTGACCGTCCAAAGGAGAAGAACGTGGGCCTCGTAGGGGAGATAGAACTTAAGGGAGGCTCCGGGAATAGGGAGATACCTCTTTGCATTCTCTATGTTCGCACCCCTAAACCACCCACTTCCCAACGGCCCTTCTTCGCCCCCAAAGAAATCGAGGTTAGCGGTGCCCGCAACTTGGCCACCCCCAGAAAACGAGTTTTTCTGGACATGCTGGTACTGCACATCCACATTGGTTTCTAGGTTTGTAGCCTCTAGTTGGCCGTTAAGGTTCTCCAACGAGTCATTGGTCACACCGTAGAGGTTCTCATACACTATCGACGCAATGTTTAGCGTGCCGTCGTTGATCAACTCAAGGGTAACTTCTCCACTCATGAGATACGCCTCACTTCTGCATGAATAGGAATAACCGTTAGATTACGTTTTGTCAGCTCAACGCCCGGATCTCCGAGCCCGGACATTTCTGCCGTCAAATACCGGGTGCTTGCGCTAATGGTGAATCCGTAGACACGGTCCATGCCGTAAGCTTCAATGTCCTCAGCGAGGACAATCGTCCGTATTGCAAGGTCTTTGAAGGCGAAGCCCCTGTCCGGGGTGATCGCCTGTCCGGGCCAGTAATAGTTATTTTCTTCATGTGCTGTTGCTACGCTGGGCATTGTGGCGTTGGCCATTGTCCAACCGGGGGAGATCGCCCGTGCGGAGTGAGGAACCATTTGGCCAGTCCCATCCTCCTCGGTAGCCATCACAGTAAACTTAGTCCCGATAAAATCCTCATACGCCCGCTCGATAGGCATGGCTGCGCCACCGTCATCAACAAACCTTCGGATAGTAAAGTTTGCAAGGATGATGAATGCAGTGACATTATCCGCAGCCATATCGATCCCGGCGGGGTAGTCAATCCGCGTCACAGGCACAGGAGCCGTGCCCATTAGTGTTACGGAGGAACTACCGTCGAAGGAGAGACCTACGTGGCTTTGGAATGCGGTAAAGTCACCCGCCTCGCCGCCCGACGGACCAATAAGTTGTGGGAGGTGCTCGTGCCGAAATGCCCCATGAGCAAAAGCTGAAGACTCTAGTGAGTTAAGCGAATCACGCACCGATTCTAACCTGCTATTGAGGGCTTCTGCGGTGTATGCCGTACCATCCGTTAGGTATGTATAGCCTGACATTATCTGGTCAACTCCAAAGCAAAAAGTTCCGACGTTGAAACATAAGTCGGTCGGTTCGCCGCTACCCCATTAGACGCCAAGATATCCATAATGGCAATCCGAATCGTATGGGGTCCGGGGGAGAGATCGATAACCGCATCTACAACCACAGAGTTCATCGCCCCGTTTATGCCACCACCGCCAACCGGGAAAAATGTTATCGGCACGGGGGCCGTGCTGTCATCGACCAACACAGACTTATTGACGTGGTTCTCGATAGTGAGATCACCCGACCCCACCAGTGATTCTCCGATAATCGCGCCGTCCACTTCGATAGCCACGTTAAACCCGAAGCCTTTCTGTTTCCCGTTGGTTGAGTTCGATCTTGCGTCACTATTCATATGCGGGTAGAGGGTGCGGGGTACGGGATGGGTGTGTAGCGTAAATGACCCACAAATCCACACCTTGCCTCCTCTAAATCGCGCATTTAGTGAGAAGCCCTTCTTGGCCTTGGTCTGGTAGAAGTCAAGAGGCGTAAACCTAGACCAGTTGGTTCCGTCCACGTTTGTCGGGTCGGTTCCTTCTTCGCGAGAGTAGATCAAACGCATGCCGATGTCTTTCGGCAAATCGGCACGGGCGAAGAGCAGGTCTGCCGAGTTCCACGACTTAAAGTTGTGCTCATTCAGATACGAAGACGTCTCTTCCACAACCGAGAGGAAGTTCTCGTTGATAGGGTCGATGTCGATAACATAGGTATCTTTTAGGGGAAACTTCGGGTATTTCCATGACATAGCGCCTCCTACGGCGGAACTTGTGCGCCACCGAAGGCACGCGGGGTGATATCGACTTGAAGACCCACAAACTCCCAGTTTCCGGTGCCTCGGATACGGAACTTAAAGGTCTCATTTGATGGCAAGTAAATCTGGGCTCGTGTCCAGTATGGACGCCGACGAACAAACGTCGCTCCCGGTGTGCCAATCGGGGTCGAAGAGTAAAACTTAGGGACGTCAGCCCCGGAGTAGCGTTGGAGAGACACAGTCTCTACTGTCGTATTACGCCAGTCCCTAAGCACCTCTACTGTTATGTCTGCGTCTTCGCTTTCTCGCAACCAGAGGTACGCAACACGAGTAGTGTTTTTAGCTAGCGACTGCTGACCTTGCATCCAAGCAGTCTCAATCAGCGCCTCTCGATCGTCAATCACGGTCTGGAGTGTAGTGTCTTTAGCGTTCCCGGACTTGTCGAGAACATACACTCCTTGGTGCGTCTCATCGTCTCCGCGCACCTTACCCGCCGCAAGCATGTACCTTCGGTGATCTTGTGTCACACAAACCGCAGCCGGAGCCACATCTGTACGTGTGCGCCACCCGTTACCGTCAAACACGAAGCATGTCGTGTTCTGCACGTCTCCGTCGGTAGACAACCAGCACCGATACTCCTGTGATACCGGGTCATACGCCGCCGTCGCTTGTTTCATCCGAGAGGTGGTGACCCGCTTAAACGAGTCTCTAAGGCCTGCGGAGATCAGTTTGATAGATGACCCGTCATAGGCGTAGAAACCGTCCCTTCCGAGCCATACAATCCGACCGTCACCTAACGTCGCAAGTGAGCTGGGTGCCTCGCAGCCGATTTGTGAAGAGAGAGCAAGGAACCGGAACCCATCGGCGTCGTCGTAGGGCTGGATCACAAATGTGCCCGATCGGGTGAATACCAACAACGAGCCATTTCCTGCCCAAAGTCCGGTGATCTCGCCGCCCGACGGATCTGGGTAGAACTCCTCACCCTCAAGGAAGGTGCCGTACCTACCGGGCATCGACGGTCGGACCATGCCGGGGGTATCTGGCATGTTGGCAATCCAAAGGCGACCGAATGCCAAGCGGCACAGATTAAAGTTAGGCACGGGCACCACATCTTTAGCGGGCACAATCAGGAACCCGTCGGGGATGTTGTCTGGGTAAATCCGTGTCTCGTTATCAGGAATGGTAGCAAACGCCCCTGCAATGTTAGCTGCGTTCTGTGTGTGCCTAAAGTAGTCGGGCGTGCCTGAGTTTATCAGGTCTTTGGTGCGGTACAGGATGCGCCCAATACAATGGTCTGGGCCGGTAGGGATGCCAGTCCATGCAATCTGCTTCCGCATGGCATCCGCAGATACCGTCTGGGAATCTCCCGACCCTGTCGGGCTAGGGATTTCTGATGCTTGGAAGTTTAGCTTAACCGTATCTGATGGGGGAGATAGTGCAGAGAGATTACCGAAGTAGTCAATAAACTGGGCCTTGCACCGATACTCACCGGCAAGCAGCCAGCCTGCATTGGCTGCGTTGTCAAAGTCGCCTCCTCCACTAGAACTGTCGAAAACCGAAGCGTCAAAGGTGAGGTTTGCAATCGTGCCTACTCGGCAGAGATTGAAGCCCGCTGTCATGCCTACTTGGTAGTTATTTCTGTCGTTTAGCCACTCTGTGCCATCATGCGTGTACCCTCGGTCATTTACGCCGACGCCGCGATCTGTAGTCACCGTCTTGCTGCTCTGCGGGCCCCTAGCTGTAGGCGAACTGGGCACCTCACTAAAGCCCAAGGGTGCGATGGTCGTGCCGTCGTAGAAGTAGGCGCGATTATCTTGAGGGACAATGACCACCCCATTTCCCGTACACTCGAACTGAGTAGGAAACTGGGGTGACCGGTCATCTATCAAGTTTGCTTGGAGCCCGTAGGTGGACGCGGTGGGGGAAAGTAACCGCCTCCAGTTACGGGACCATCCCTGAAACTCCCATAGCTCATCACCGGTATGTAGAAGCAACACGTCACGCTGTCCCTTCTTCAGTGTGCAGTGGTAAATACCATGCATCCGCGAACCGTAGATAATAGCGTTGCGGGTAGGTGCGACCTCGGAGGTCGAAGACGTTGGCCGGCCAGTCTCCGGCCCCCTAGGGCTAGATGTGTGATTGTCTATCAGGGCGGCTGGGCCCCAGACAGAGCGAAGCGTGCCCTCCTGCATTGGATACAGGTTCTTGACCTCCTGCGCGATATCATTGGACAGGAAAAGTTTCCCTTCCTGAACGCGCAGAATATAAGGGCCAAGAGAGGCGACTCCGCTTTTGTTCGCCATCGGTTACCCCTTCTTTGGTCGTCCTACATTGGGTGACGCGGGTCGGCCAACCAGTGAAAACTGCGCCCACCTAGAGGACGCATACTCGATCGTCTCCGGGGCGTGCCCCGCTAATAGCATGACGCCCCGCTTGGTGCCGTGCTGATCGATCGTCATACAAACCAACGTACCTTGCTCTGGCGTGTCCTCAGATCCATTTACCTGATAAACGCCTCCACAAATCATGCGATCCATTCCCTCTCTCCTAGCTAGGAAGTTGTGTACCACTTCCGATAGTAGTTGTTACTGCGGTAAGAGCTTTGTGCTCTTGTCATCCGTCGTAACACAGGAACGCCGGGAGGTCGAAGATCCCCGTATCGTTTTGAGAGAGTTAAGAGCTCCTCTCGATAGTTCGCATAGCAAACTTGAGAGAGTTGGGGTTGCCCAAGGTTTTCATAGAAAAGCGCCATAGACCGCTGTATTAGCACATTGAGCGCCTCAGGGTGAATGACAGGCGTGTCGTCATCATCAACGAGCTCATTGGGCCGAAGCACACACCGGATATCCGTCACGTACCGCTTGTCCGGCTTAGGGTAAAACTGCATGGTCTGATACCCATGCACGTCGCGGAGCCTGCGGTCGTAGTCAGGCATGATCTGCCCATCGTCGTAGAACACACCACCGTTTGTGTCCTCGACCCGGAACTCGGCCAGCAGGTAGAACGCCTCGGCTGAATCAAGCTGCGACGTAGAGAGCCCGTCGGCCCTTAGTTTCATCTCATTGTAGTGGCCGAGCGACGTAGACGTTCGCTTACGGTAGATACGGACGTACACACCACTCTGATGCAAGGAGTCCCGTGTCGCCGTGGCGCTTCCGGTCACGGAGATAAACTTGTTCAGGAAGCCCATTGCGTATTCGGCGTTGGGTAGGGAAATCTTCACCGCAGGGTAAGGAGTAGACAATATCCCGGTGCGTGTAACCTCGACCTTGTTAGACGCGGGGGACGGGGCCGACTCAAAACGGGGCTCCCGGTAACGGTTTCTGGCCGCATTTAGCGGAGTTGTTGATAACGTGTTCCCTGAAGCAGGGTTCTTGGACAGGAACGTCTCTGTGTCCGTATTCTTAAAGGGCACCGCATGGTCATTCCATTGTGCGAGCCCCGGAAGCATGAACTCTGTGTCCCGCTTACCCCATGTGTATGTCACGACATACTCGAAGGTACCGGGAGGTTCGGGCCCAAACCAAGGGCGCATAAACAAACCCGCAAGCTCCGCCGCAGATTGGTCGTAGACTTCTTCGTCCACTGTGGCCACCGGAGCAACCGACGGGCCACGCATCTTCTGGTGGCCGCGCCGAAAGATGACACGAGGGATACCTGATGCCACTTGGCTGTTCGGGCCGTCTAGCTGGCGCTCCTCTGCTTCCTGCTGACCAAGAACATCCAGAGGGTAGTTGTTGTCTACGTCCCGTAGGCGGGCCGACTTGAGCTGAATCACGTCATCAGGCAAAGCGTAGTAGGGGCTGTAGACGCGGAACTTCAAGTTTGCGGTCCCAAAGGCATTGTCGTAGGGGCGCACTAGGGTGAAGTAGATTTTATTGTCGGACGTGTTCTTCCACACCGACCGAATCTGATTGTGGACGAGAGTGCCATCTGAGGTGGTAAACTCAATCATCCTGCCGTCCCACGACCGATCGATCTTCCAGTCAGTCAGGGTAGTGGGGGATGCGGCTTGTTGGACCGTGGTGTAGTCCGTTTTGAAAGTGAACGGCTCAACTTGTTCTGTGCCAATACTGCTTTGCACGATGCTCACAGTATCGTCGTCTGATAGTGATTTGGAATCTGGTTCAGTTGCTAAATGTACTTTGGACTCAAAGAACATAAACGGGGCCTCAAGCGATAACTGCTTATAGGCCCGGTTTATGAATCCGTTGACGCGGGTGATCGCTTCAGGCGAACTATTCGGAGAATAATCCGCCTGAGCGAACATCGCAGTACGAATCTCCTTGAGATTCATCTACTAGCCCATGCAGTTGATGTAGGCTTCGAAGGTCGTCGCGGAGGCAGAGCCGCCGAGAGTCTGTCCGAAACACTGGTCTGCATTGTCAGCGTCGTCATGAATGACAGTGCCAACAGCACTTCCGCCCTTGAGGGGGCAGTTGTGCGTAACTGCTGCCTGACCTGTAACGGTGGCGATGCCCTTCTTGATAACGAAACCGTACGAACCGTTAGCAATCGGAGTATGCGTCACACCCACTACCTGAACGGTAAGGGCGTTAGCATCCGACTTAGCTACCTTGTACGTCGTGATCTGGGCAGTCGAGTCGCCGCTATCTTCGCGCTGGACAACCATAGCAGTTTCGATAAGGGAACCGCTATCGTTATGCACGTAGATGTAGGTCAGCAGACCTTTGTCGCCGTTAGGGACGGACAACTCAAAGCCGAGAGGGGCCTGCTGCGTAGTAGTGACTGTAGTTGGGCTAATGCCCGCTGCTGTGAAACCCATGAGATCCTCCTATTAAGGCGTGCCAGCGCCAGTGACCATGAAGTTAGAACGAAGCTGCGTAGTGTGGAGACCCATCATGAGCACCAACTCGTAGCGGTAAATGTCCTGATCCGGGATACGGAAGGGACCGCGAACTGCAAAGTCGCCCTTCGTCTCACGGGAAGCATCGTGACCAAGCGTGAACAGGTGCCAAGTCGGAGTCTTCAGACCGTAGATCACACCGTCCTGCTGTGCAGCAGACATGTACGACGTTGCCGTCACATCAATGGAGTCATCGAGGAAGAAGTCAGCGTCGAGGAACTTCACGCCCTGACGAACCAGAGGCGGAGCCTTGTCGCCTTCGACCTTCACCACGCGAACCTGATCGTCCAGATCCTCAATGTAGTTCAGGTAGGAACCTTCGTCACCAATCATCAGGTCAACAGGGCCGGCAGTCTTGCCCTGACGCGAAGCGGCGAAGTACGCCTTACGCATCTGGCTACGACCGTTCACTGCGAACGACGAGATGTCTTGGTACTGGTTCTGCCAGCCCGAGATGCCGCTAGTGCCGCTCTCACAAACCAGACCGTGAACGGTGTTGGTGGAGGCTGCGCTCGCCTGAATGATCCCCTGACGGGTTTCGCCCTGTGGGGTGAAGGTGGTGTTACCGTTGAGAGTCACAAAACCGCCAACACCGTTACCGTTACCGGTACCGAGCTGGTTTGAGATCCGCTCATGGAAGTCGGACAGAGCCAACTCCGGGTAATGCTGAAGAATCCGGGCCAAGTCCATCTCACCGTTCGCTTCGGCCAAGTCCTTACCGGGCACGTCGAACGCATAGATCAGACGGGGTGCGATGACATTACCGCGATGGGCGTTCTGAGTACGACCACCGGCAATGATCTCGGTACCCGTGGACACTTGGGTCACGGTTCCGGGACCATCGGTCACCACTGCAAACTCGCGCTTAGGGCCCTTAAGGGCGGCGCGGTCAAGGTTACCATTTTGCATAACCTTTTCCATCAAGGGATGGAACTTAACAAACAACTCACTGTATGACGGCATCAACTCATTAAGAGCGGTCGCCAATACGTCTGGGGAAATCGCCATGTTTACCTCCTACGGTTTAGGGCGTTACGCGCAACTTGAGTTCGGTACTCTTTCAGAGACATCGGCTTGTCTTGGGCAAGCTCTGCTTGCTCCGAAGCTCTCGCCGGGGTTGTAGCCCCTGAGGTGAGTGCCGCTCCCGGACGGGGAGTAGCGGGCTTGCTCTTCGCGCCCTTAGCCAAGCGGATAGCATAAGCGTCCGGGACGCCATCCTTCTTCGCTTGCCGTGCAACATCTAGGACTGCTTTTGGAAGACGCGCAGCTTCCGCAGCATGTTCTAGAATCCAACCTTCTTCGAGCAGATCTGCAAAAGAAGTAGCCAACTCATCGTTGTTAAAGAGCTCAGGGTTCTTTGCCGCAAACTCCTCCGCATACTCTTTTGATTCTGCATCAATAGCTTCTTGTACCACCTTCTGATATTCGGCGTACTCCTTTTCAAGAGCCTCGTACCGACCAGAGATGTCGAGATGTTTCTGTTCCCATTCAGTGAGATCACTCTGGAACTTGGCAATCCGGGGGTCTTCTTTACCACCGATGAGAGCTTCGTAAATCTCTCTCGTCTGGTCAATGTCCGAAGACATGCCCTCCATCCGTGCCTGATAATACTTGTCTAGGTGAACGCCCCAAGGACGTACCTCTTCGGGAAGAGTCTCAAGGTCTCCTGCCCATTCGTCCCAACCGAAATCATCCGAAGAAGGGTAAGAGACGGGAGCAGGCTCCTCCGAGTCAGTTTCTGCGGGGAGGGAAGTCTCCGCAGCCTCAGTGGTTTCTTCCGCTTCAACCGTTGAAGCCGCCTCTTCCGTATCGGTAGGAGCCGCTTCTACCGGAGCCGATTCAACGGGAGCAGCCACTTCGACTGCCTCAGCCGGAGCCCCTCCCGCCTCAGTTTCTTCACTCATTTATTCCTTCCCTTTTTTACCCTTCTTGGGCATGGCGTTCTTAGCCGCCTTGATAGTTGTGACTCGCAACTTCATACGCGGATTCATGGGTGCCCCGGCTGCTGCCATCGGCATCATGTCCTGCAAAATATCGGCCTCTTCGTCAGGCGCATCGTCCGGTCCCATATCGTCTGGGGACTCTTCGGGCTCTTCGGACACAACTTCCTCGTCCATCGGCCCTTCGTCAGTCATAGGCTCCGGCGCGTCCTCGTCGGGTAGCTCACCCTCTGGTTGCGTAGGCACAAGGTCGTAGCCCGTGGCTTTCAATACCTGCTCCAACTCCTCCGGGGTGTCCGGGGGGTTCTCTTTGAGAGTATCGATCAGTTTTTCCATCATAGGCATAGGAAGCTCCTTTGAGTGTGATTACTAGACATAAATGTTTTTGTCAAGACGACCAGACCTTTTTGCCTTGTCTTTTTTACGAACAGCACGCTTATGCTCTAAATCGTTGTAACCTTGTTTCCTCGCAGTCGCCTCCGCTTTAGCATACGCCTTGTCCCGGTGGTCTCTCCAAGCATTTGATTCCGCAGACACAATCGCACAGTCTGGATTTTCTCGTTGGTACTTCTTCCACTCACGGTCAGACTCAAAAGACTTACCCACTTGCTTAACGACAAGAGGCTTTGAGGGCATAGGTCCGATCGTCGCAACGGGACCAATCACCGTCTCCATAACGGCGCTACAATCAGGACAAGTCGTAGATCCATGTTCTGACAAGGGGACGTAAATGTCATTGTAATAACCGCACCCGTCAGGACATTTGAAGTCGTACACCGGCATTAGTAGCCTCCTTTTTTGTCCTTCTTCTTTGTCATATTGAAAGCTATCGCCACCGCTTGCTTAGGCTTCTTGCCCTCTTTGCGGAGCTTACTAATCTTCTGGGAGAGAGCCTCTTTCTTATTCTTTGGGCCTTTCATCTTTCCTCCTCTTTTTAAGTAAGGGAACGACAAACCTCAGGATTGCACCGGCAATCCCAAGAACTTCTTTGACTGGAACGCGAATACTCATGTTAGATCACCGGGTTACCGGGACCGCCAACGGGTGTGGGGACCGGAGGAGGCTCAGCCCCGGTGGGTAGTGCGCCGCTACCAAGAACATCCTCCCCTGCGGGTGGTGCGCCGGGAGGCATGCCCGGCATACCCGGAGGTCCGGGAGGCATGCCCGGAGGTCCAGCGGGAGGACCGGCAGGCTGCGGAGGAGCCATAACGTCACGGAGCTGAAGCAAGTCTAATAGCTTGATAATCAGCTTTTGCTGGTCTACGACCGGTGACTGGAGAAGCAGGGGCATGTACTGTTGTAGCTTCTGAAGCTGAACCAGTCGATGGTTCTCCGTCGGGGAGTACGGGATCGCCTCGTAGTCGTAGTCCAAGGGCTGTTGTCCCGGATCTCGGAGGTCTCGAAGCTTGAGTGTTTCCCGATTAACCTTCAGTACTTCCTGACTGTCGGTCAGGCGCACAGGCAAGTTCGTGTCCTCAGGTAGGTACTCTTCGTAGAGCCCGACGACTCGTTGGGAGATCCCCCGAATCATGTCTTCCACCATCTTGATACGCCGACCGTTACGGGTACGAGTTGCTGTATCTGCAAGAGCAACCTCGGTAGCCACGTCGGCAACACCCACAACGCCTCGCGAGTATTGTGGGATACCTAGGATAAACTCGATGACTTGGTTGCACCGCTCACGCATGTTTGCGAACGACGGGGAAATAGCCGGAATCGGCGTAGAACCAATGATATCACCAAGAGGAGCATTTGCCTTACCCTGCACCGCGATCATCGAACCGGGCTGGTTCGCATCTTGGAGAGCCGACATAATGTCTTCTGGGTTGTCTGTCAGTGCTGTATTCACCATCATGACAGGGGTAGATGTGTGAGCGTGCCACAACTCCAGCGTATCAATCTCATTGAGGCGCTCTTGCAATGACTGAATGAGCTTCACGTCCGAGAGCCCGCCGAGATCTTTCATGTTCTCGTTGAAGGCAAGATGAACAAAGGGGTTCCTGATGTACCGGTACGGCAGCTCGCCCTCAAACAACGGCTCTTCTACATTATCCAAGAAATGGAAGTAACGTCCATCACCCTCGAAGTCGTACACCTCGTAGACCGTGACCCACTTGTACACCTGAGTAGATGCCTCATTCATCATGTTAGAGTTCTGAGACGTATCCTTAAGCCACGTAGGGTAGCCCGCGAAGATAGCTTTCTCCGCTACTTTCTTGTTGTAGGATGACTTGTTACCGCGCTTGGTCTTAGTCCTCTGCTTAAACTCGGCTTCGGTAAGGACGGTAACCTCAACAAGGTACCGGATATCGTCCCACCGTGCGGCAGACATATCGAAGAATACCTGCCTAGGGTCTACCTCAAACATCTCGGCGGTGTTCCTGCGGAAGTTCCACACCACCTTCATGAAACCACGGCCACAGATTGAGGCGTTGGTCGCGCTCTTCCACAACAGAGAATGTAGGTTATTGCGGCGGAACACGTCCCCAAGCAACGCCTCTCGGAACTGTGCAGCACCTTTGAGCTCATCACGGCGCGCCATCACCGTAACCTTAGGATTCTGAGGACAGACGTTCGCAATCATCGTATCGACGTATGCATAAGGGTAGTTTGTCTCGAAGTTGATTTCCTCCGAGAGATCTCCCCCAATCGGTGTCGAGCCCGATGGTTGTTCTTTGTCCGCGCCCCAGTAGTCGGAGGAGTACCACGACCGCCAACGGTCCCAGTCACTCCTTTCGACACGAGCCTTAGATTTATGTGTTTGAATGATCCCTTGGATCTGCTTTCCTGAAAGCGGCATGTTTCCCTCTCTCTATGGTTTACTCTATCGGGGACGCAGGCGGAACACCCAAACGCTGGTTCAAAACCGTCTTAAAGTTGTCACCCGTTAATATGTCTTTGGTACGAAAACCGGGCTTCTCTGTCATGTACGGACCCAACTCTTCCCGCATTTGCCTAAACTCCTCCACGCGCCCTTCAAGCTGGGGGAGTTCATCCAAAACTGCTTGGGCCCTTTCGGGAGGGATGGTTTGTAAATAAAGATCTCGTGCCCGGTCGGATGGTTGACTGAGGTAGTTTATTGTCTCACGGTTTTGGGCGAAGTCGCTCTCCGTTTCGCGTGTATCATGGAACGCGTCGGAATCCCGCATAAGTCGTGCGGCTTCCCTAAAGTAATCCGCAGGGCCGACGCCCGGAGGAATGTCAACATCGGGCCTAAATGATGCGCTCCGGCCTCCAAGAATAATACCACCAAGCCGTTCCCTCTGTCTTGCGGACAAGCCGGGGACTGCCTGTGCGATTAGTCCTTGCGGGTCCATGCCCGCCCTCCTTAGTCGGGGGGATAGATGTATGATCTGTAGCTCAAGATCGGCGTTGGACGCTCCGGCTGGTGTCTCGGCAGACGCCTCTTCACCACGGGGTACGGGGGCCTCGGAGAACTGTTCCTCACTTTCGGGCCAGCCCTGAGGGCCTGCTTCTTGCATGTATTGAGCATACTCTTCACTTCCTGTGTCGGGACGGTCGGGACCGCCTGCCCCTTGGAACAGTTCCTGTCCCCTCTCTCGCTGAATCGCAGCGTAGTACTCGTCGCCCTCTGTGGAGGTAGCAATCTTCTTGCCTCTCCGGTAAATGTCCACAGAGGTCGGGGAGGTTTGGACGTAGTTGTACTCCCCACTACCAAACTCCGTGGGGAGTTCACCGGAAGCCGCCTCTGGGGCTACTGGGGCCTCTGCGGGTGCGTCGGCTCCAGCCGCATCCTCAGCACCTCGCAGCGCCATCGCAGCCTTGGCAGCGTCAAAGACATTGGGCATGCCTCTACCACGCATAGCCCGGCGGATGCCACGCTTCGCGGTTTGCATCTCGGTCACGTCCTTTTTCGCTTCGACAGCTTTTTCTGCTAAGTCCTTAATCACAGGCATGTTCTCCTGTGTTGCCGTCCGCATAAGCTGACGCACGGGACGCTTGGCAGCACGAGCTCTTTGGCGAAGCTGCTGTAGAGTCATCTTCTCGACAGGACCACTGGGGCCAAACATTGCTGACGTCCGGGCAACAGCATCTTCTGCGGACTCTTCTGCGGCTTCTTCTGGAGCAACATCCGCAGGTGCAGGAGGGGCTTCGGGTTCTCCCGCAGAAACTGCCTCCCCGGCAATCGCCTCTTCAACTCCGGCCTCCCGCGTTTCGGGTGGGGAAGACAAGATGTCTTCCATTCCTTTGGTGCGCTCAGCCGCCATCTCCTCAGCGATCTTGTCTTGACGCAACTTCTCGGCTACCTGCGCCTCGTCTCGCGCCAACTGCTGACGCTCTTTGATGCGGCGGGCCTCTCGCTCCTTCTGCTCAAAGTCGCTGGTTTTCTTGGTCACAAGCTTACTAGATAGTTCTTCCGCCATAACTTACTCCTGCTCCTCAACGCGAGGGGTAATCTCGTCGTCCGCCCGTTGAAAAGTCTCCCCTAACGGAGTACCAAACTCTTCCTGCTGCTTCTGACGCTTCTTGATCTCAGCAAGGCGCTTTTGTGCGCGAATCATAGGATTAAACTTTGGTGCTTCCATTATCGCCTCCTATACTTGCTTCGTCGCCAGCGGCGTTGGTTGAGAGTTTTGGTCGTGTTTTTGCGGTGTGCCTCGACTTGATTGTACGTCATGTCTCGGAACAAAAGCACATTTCCCAGACCCTCTGGGGCAGTGTTTTTCTTATAACGCCTTGGTGCCCGTCTTGCAGCAAGACATGCCAGTTGTAACGCCGAAATCTTATCCCAGTGATGACGATCTCTTCGACGACCGGGTTTTCCCGAATGAAGCATCTCCGCTGTAGCCGACCGCTCAACTTGCTTATCCTCACGGTACGAGCCCAGTTGGCCCACAGTATCTTCGTCGTACAGAATCAGCTCGTCTTTCAATGCATCTTGTAGGTAAGACAGCATCATAGAAACAGATTTAGCAGTCGCTGCCACACCGGGTCTGTATGCCTTCTCGTAATAGAGATTCGGATAGCCCGCGTCCTCAAGCAAAGCCAAAGTAGCAACACCCACACCGTTACTTTCCACGGCCACAAGGGCGTTATTATACCTTCTTCCCACATCTGAGATTTTCTTTGCGAAAAGAACAGGGTCTGTGATTCCTCCAAAGGTAGCAACTTGGGTCCATTCTCCATCATACACCTTCAAGACTTGAAAAGAAGCGTGGTCTCGCGCAGCATAACCAGCGGGGTCAACCCCCATGACGTATACGGCTCCGGCTTCGGGTTTCTCATACTCCATATAGGGGGCATTCCACGGAACTAGCATCTTCTCTTGATGTCGCTTTAGTAGCGAAGAGTGGAACACAGACCCAATGTTGGAGATCCAACAACTGATGTCGTCATACGGGTAGTAGACCTTAAATAGGTCTGGATTGCGCCGGATTTCGGCGTCAGTCTCTAGCATTAAACGACGAAATGCAAGATTTTCTTTTTTTAATCCGAGATGTCCGTATCTTTCTAAAAGACGAATCTCTTCATTCTCCAATGCCAAGTTATCCGGCCATTTACGCTGGTTTAGCTGCCCATCCCAAAAAGGAAAGAATGCATACACCCACCTACCGAGCCCCAGTTTTGCGTCCCTACACTGGTCTCTCCACCACTCGGTAGATGGCTCGATGATCGGAGCCGGGGTAGATTCTAATAAAACAAGAGAGTGATCCCTGTTAATCATGGAGGGATAAATCATTGAAAACTGATGACCAGCATTCCGCCAGTACGGCAACTCAGACCCGTGAAACGAGTCAGGAGACTGTCCGATACCCACCGCTCCAGATTCACCTGACAGAACACGCATTTTCCCACCATGCTGAAACGTCAACTGACGCACCTCACGGTTGGGAACCGTCTTTGCTCTTACGGGTTCTGGCCACTTGCTATGCGTTAAGTGGATACGACGATGCAAATACTCGGCCCGGTCGCGATTATCTGCGATACAGACGTGATCGTGTCCGGGGGTGTACGCAGAGCGAACATACCCACACAACTCAGACGTAAGGCTCTTACCCCCCTGACGGTAGCCCAAGAGAGTCAGCCATTTTGTTTGGCCAAGGTCTGTCTGCGGAGGATTTGAGTAATAAGACACAACCGTCTCTTGCAGGCGCTTGGTGATCGCAAACGGATCGTAAGCATGCTCCTGACCCGTCTTCTGATCGATAATCTTCGCGTAGGCACGGAGACTGATCGCCGGGTCACGGAGAGCCTCTAAGGCTTCGTCCTCAAGAGGTAAGCTCATTATCTCAAGTACTCCGAAACCCACGTAACTGGAGCAGACAAAACTGGTTGCAGTTCGACGCCCGGAGAGAACATAGTGACGTAATCACCGGATTGAACCTTAGGTTTAGATTGTCCGGGGCGGATTACGGGGTGCCAGTTACTCGGAGGGATGTACCTTCCGGTTAGCTTTTCTAGTTGTTTTGCGGCATGCTCATCCCCTTCAACAAGAATGCGCCACATGAGGCCACCGGGGACAACCCCCGTGGCACCGGGAACACTGCCACTTTTTGGATAAGCGTATGCTTTGGGAGCAATATCAATCAGCCTGTCCCCTTTGTCGATCACATGAACAGTTTGTCCGGGGTCTAGCCCTCGTGACATCGGGTGCGACCACTTCATCTTCTGTCCGAGTTGTGGGGTCCAGTTCGCGGCCCATTCAGGTGCCTTCTGTGTCGCTTCGGAAGTAGCCGTCTTCGCCACCGCTTTAGTGGCACCCTCTGCCGCTTCGTCTCCGAAACCAAGAGCGCGCTTAGCTGCTTGCCACGATCTGCCGAGCCTCCCAAACATAGCTCCCCCCGTTGCCTCTTGTGCAATAGTGGAGATTGGATCTGGAGCTAACTGCTTACCTGCGGTAGCTTCAATGTTACCCAACTGAGGCGCGCCAAACGTGGAGCGGTACGCCCTCTGCGCGGCTTGCTGCGCCCTGTTGGGGGTCGCGTAAATCTCACCATATTGTTCCGCCACGGATGGTTCCGCTACAGATGATTCCGGTGCAGCAGCTTCCGCCATCGCCGCTTGCTGCTTCGCCTGCGAAGATAGCAGCGCATCATACGCCTCTCGGGAAGTGTCTTGTACACCAAAGGTATTGTCTACCCCCTGTCGTTGAGTAGCCTTCCAGCGTTCGTAGTCGTCCTCGTCAGCCATCACTTACCCCGCATGCTCTTGGAGCCCTTGCACTTCCACCGTTTTCGCGAAAGGTTGTTGGGCGTGTTGGGATCGTTCCGCTTCGATGCGGGCAGTCTCTTCTTGATGCCCGCAGAGCGAGCGCAGTACGAGTCGCCTTTGGATGTACCGGGCCTGACGCGGGGGCCTCCATCTTTGGCCTTACCCGCTTGGCCGTAAGACACCTTCTTACCTGATGCTGTGCGTTTAACCTTAGCCTTGCCCTTACGTGGCTTAAGTGCCTTACGTGCCGCAGCCGTTCTCTTCTTCTTGTAGTAGTCAGCCATGCCTACCTCTTCTTGCCCTTATGTAGTCCGTGACGGGCATGTTGGCGACCTTCCTTCGTCGCCTTCTGCTTGGCTTTCTTTGCCGCAGCGTAGGTGCGGTCTTTCATAGACTTGTATGCAGATGAAGGAAGATAGGGCTCCCCCGTAGCTTCAGGGCCCTGTGTGCTAGGCTTGCCCGACTTGGTGCGCCACTTCTGTTTGCTCCAACGGTCGAGAGACTTCTGTGTTTCCTTCTTCGCCATCAGTCTGTATACCCCCCACCCTTCTCTTTGTATCGCTTAGCCAGCATTTGGGCCTTACGGGCAGACCATTGTCCCGGCTTCCCACCTTTTCCACCAGCCTTGATAGCCGCGTACAGTCGCTTCCGCATCATAGGCTTCGTGTAGTTGCCCGCCTCATTGACTTTGCTTTTCTTCTCGGCCATCTCAGTCCCGCCCACGAGGATTATCTATACTCTTTTCTTTCCCCCCAGCTTCCCCCTCCATGGTCCTGCGCGCTGCTTCTGCGGCAGCACCAGCTCCCACCAAAGGAGAGTATAGTTTTTGTGGCTTCTTAAGTCGCTCACGCAACTCATCTGTCAAAGGGTAGATGTAAGTTCTCATCCTGTCCCCACCCGTCATCGTCGGAAACTCCCCCCACTCTCGTTTCTTCGCTATTTTCTTAGCGTGACTTGCTACGATCTTATCGTAGAAATGGCGTGCCTTTTCCTCAGGAAAGTGTACATACTGAGTAACCTGATATCCGGGAGCAATCGCAACACCGTCGTAGCCCTCGTCAGCGGCCATGCGGAAAAGACGTTTTAGGACCAGAGGCACCCACTCTTGGGTTTTCCGGTGAGACCCCGCAGCCGTATCGGGGCCCTCTTCTCTTAGTGTGTCCTGAAGAGCCGCAAGACTTAGCTTTTGATCTTCTACCCATTTTTTTTCTTGCGGCTTAGTGAGGCCGGATGGCATGGTCTCTCTGGATTTAATCAGCTCTTTAAGGCGGGCGATCTCCTTTTTTCGTTGTCGCATCCTCGCTAAGTTGGGTCGTTCATAGAAATCTTGTGGGCCTTGGTGCCAGTCTGATTGAATCTCATCGATAAATAGGATTCTTCGGCCCTTTTTATCTTTGCGGGTTGTAACTCTCGTGTGGGCCAAAACGTCCTCAAGAGGCCCGACGTTGTCTCGGTAATGCTCCCTCGGCCCTTCAAAGTGTGTGGCCCTTGCCCGTCCGCCCGGAGCGCGGATAAGAATCTCTCGGTAGTCTTCGCGTGGGCCCGGTGCGGTATGCACTTCATACGTCGGTCTTCTAACTCGATCGGACCCTATGTCTCTGCTGATCTTCCGTTCGAGGTTCATCATCTCCGCCATGCGGGGGCTTCTTGCAAGAGCCTCGACAGTATCGAGTGTCCGTATCCGGGTCTTTCTGTCGTTATGTGTTGTCGACTGCCTCAGTCGTCCCCGCCCAGAAAGACCTTGTAGTACGTCGTGGAAACGGAGTCTTAGCTGCGCTTGCGCGAGTGTGCGGAGAGTATCCTCCACTTGGGATGTGGTGAGACCTCGATTGAGCATAGCCTGAATCGAAAGACCTAGCGGGCTATGCATGTTGTCTGCGACGTGCCACAGCCAGTCCTCGTCCGACATCTCTTTGAGGGGCTTAGTGAAATCATACCCACTAATGTAGCCCTTGGCGTCGGCCTTGATCTCCTTCTCTCTGAGTTTCCTTGCCTTCCCTGTCAGAGGCCTAAAACCAGTATCCTTAAACGGACTGACGGTCTTGGATCTGGCGTCTCTTAGTCGCCAATATCGAATCCCCGCTCTGGGATCTAACTGATACTTGGTCATTATGTGTCCCGCGAGGTCTCGCGCCGCATTTTCTGCCTCAATAACCTCAGGTTTCTCCAAGATAGCGTTCGCGTAGTCTTCTATTTCCTTGGTCCATTTTCTGGTATCAACAACTTCTTTCAGCAAGTTTTCCGTTGTCTCAATGTCTTGGTGGATGTAGCCTCTATCTTTGTAGAAAGGGCGGAGCGCATGGTCATGATGTTGACTCCCCTCTAGTCGCAAGGTGGTCCCGCGAGTCAGTATTTCGGCAAACTTTGGCCACTCGTACATGGGCTCGTCCGCAGAAATCAGCATCGTATTCAGTCCACGGTCGAACTCCTTGGCTAAGGGCGCTACAACCTTATAATAAGGAGTTTCGTACACCGCTTTTGTCTCCCTTTCTGCGAGAGACGTTGCACGGTGGATAAGGTCAGCGTCTAGGTCTCGCTCTGCTGATTGCTGTAACAGCTCGTGTTGGAGCTTATTTCCTGCCTCCGTGTGGGCCGCTTTCAAAGGATGGTGAATGGCTCCGCCCTTCACAAACTCTTCTAATGGCTGACGCGCCTCACGAACGTGCTCTAAGATCTCATCTTTTGTGAGACTCTTCTTTCCCTGCTCTTTTGCTTCGCGGACCAAAGCATCAATCTGCGTGTCCCGCATCTCTCCGGCTTTCACTCCCTTACTAAGGAGTGCCTTCTCAACCGTATCCACAGCTAAAGGCTGCTTCATCCCCTCAACAACTTCCTCAAGCTGTGAGTAGTACACAGGTGCATCTTCTGCTACTTCCTCAGCGCCTTCTTTCACGGCGCGGCCTATCAGCGGCGTTGCCGCAGCCTTTAGACCTGTCCCCAAAGCGGTGAGCCCCTTGCCTATGGCGGTGTCCGTTGCGGCTTCTGCGGCAAGTCGTCCTATGACGTTTCTGTTTTGGGGGTCAGGCAGTCCGGGTGCGGGAACCAACGCCGACCTAGCTAGGCCTTCGCGCGCTTTTTCCTCCATAGGAGGACGCTTAATCACCCCATACCGCTCCAACATCTCTTGGCGCTTAATCTCTTCGGGACTAAAGGGGGGGAACTGCCTTCGGGCTTGCTTCTCTCGTGCCTCTTGGCCCTCTGGACCCACAGCCAATGCTGCTGGGTCTTGATAAAAAAAAGACTCCGGGTCACGAGTAGACTTGATATACCGGTCAAACCTCTCCTTCTCCTCGGCATCTTCTTTGGCGATACGGTCTTGCCTATCTCGAAACGCCTTCATGACAAGTGCCGAGAGGTTGGTTGCGGTAGGAAGGGCCATTAGTCGTCCGTGTCAGCAGCCAAAGGAGCTTGGGAGTATGTCGTGGGGAGCTCAGGAGTCGCCTTCTTTGCTGCCCGGTTGCGGAGGTCGCGAAGCACGTCCCGGTTAGGGGAAGGCTCCTCATCAATCTCTTCATCCGCAAACAGTGTCTCCACAGGAGGGGGCTCTTCCTCTGGTTCATTCTGCATGTCAACCAGAACTTGCCCTTCTTCGGGTGAGAGTCCCTCGGCATAATCGCTAAGGGCGTTGTTATACTCTGTCTCCGGGGGAGGCCCAAGCTTCGCCCTCAGTGCGTTCATAAACTCTTCGTTGTCCAACGCACGAAGGAAATCACGAATCGTGCCCTCGTCCTTATTTGGGTTGTCCGCCATTTTTCGCCTCCACCATTACAGGTTCGCGTTTTTCTAGTAACTCGTTTGCATCAAAGTAGTCACCACGAAGTTGCTTCGTCTCTCGTTTGACCTGTACAAGCGCAGTCACGATGTCTGTATACGCATCTTGCGGGTTACCCTCAACAGAGTTTTTAGTAGCCATAATCGTGAAGTTTAGCTCATGCCATGCTCGCAGTTCTTGTGCGATCACCGGGGTAATGCGTCCTTCGACAAGCGCCGCCATGATCTTACAACTAAACCCGACGAGGTCGTCGTAGTCCTTAATCGGGTGCTCCTCGACAAACTTGGCAATCTCTTGGCGCTTGTCCTTAGGGACGAGCATCAACCAAGATGAGTAGTCGGCTCCCGGTGAGGGAGCAGCGCGCGAGGCGCGAGGGTTACTGTTCGATCTGCTTCTTCGTGACATGAGGTTCCTCGGTGCGATAAAGTCTACAGCCCTTTGTAAGTCTCATACGCTTTGGAGAGCCATAAATCAAGTAAGAAAGGTAAGGTGGTGAGCCAGTGAGCCGCTTTGCAAGGTCGGCATCCGCGTAAAAAGGGTTGGACTGAAGTGCTGCCAGAAACCGCATGCGCTTCCTCATAGGTACGTCCGTGAGAAACGGAGGATAAACACAGCGTCGGAAATCGGTCCCAGAGGCCCAGAGAATATATTCTGGGATGTCCTGTAGGCCTTCGATGCCCAAGTACATAGTTCGGAGAATCGAGCTCTCTGGGAGCCTGTAGCCTTCTGCTATCTGAGGCACGGTCAGCCCCATGCAGTACAGCAACACCATAAGGAACGCACACATCTGCCGGTCGTTGCGAGCGTAACGGCTTGACATATCGACGTTTGCAATGTCGTGAGGTGTAGGGATGAGCCGATACTTAAAGGCGGGATAGATTTCTCTAGGCCACTCTGTAGGGGACCGTAAGCAGGCCTCAGACCTTGCCCAGTTGTTAAGCAAAGGGGTTTTTCTCACCCAATCATAGACACCTGAGTTTGGTCCTGAGGTGGTCTCGAACGTCCACGAGAAGCTTTTCTTGCGGATGTACATGATTGTCGAAAGGAACGGGTTCCACGATTTGGTTGTCGTCAAATATGGGGTGTAGAGCGTCCTAAGAGCCAGCACATGCGGGCTCTTATTCCGGTCCTTTACCCTAGGTAGCCTCTGCGTGGGTTCACGCATCCGCAATCCTTAGACTCATAAATCCGGGCTTCTGGGCCCGCTCAACGCGAAGTCCGATACCCACCCATGCGCGGATAACCTTGCCCCCGACACGTACAGAGCGTGTCTCGAAGTCCCGCTCCTTCAACTGACGGTTGAATAGCCGGTAGTTCTGTGGCTTTTGGCGCAGGTCTTCGCACCAATCCGCGTAAGCAAGGTAGATATCCTTCTGTGATACAGAGTGTTGGGGGCCAATCAGGCAATGTTCGCCCATAAACTCGGCCAACACGTCCATCTCTTCCCGATACTCGTCCGTTGCTAGCGTCACCACCGCAGGTGGGCGCAGACCGTCACGCTGCCACTCCAAGCAACCCTCGACTAGGCGACGAAGAATGCCGGGAGCCTCCTCTTTTAGCTTATCAAGAAAGAATGGGTCTTTCTTATCGGCGGGAATACGGCGGTTCCACGGGATACGCATGACTCGCCGCCAGATACCTTCGTCGTTACCCTTGATGATAGGACGATGGTTGGCTGCGATGCAGAGTTTGTGCGTTGGCATGAACTCATAGAAGTCCTGACGCATCTTCCGGGCACGAATGGGGTCACTACCGGTGAGCTGCTTGATAAGCGACTCAGCAAACGGCTTGCCTTTCTCGACCTCGGCGTTTGCCACGAACCTCGCACCCTGCAAGTCGGCCACCTCGGTAGGATGCGACTCATTCTTGCGAGCAAGCAGCAATCCGGGTGCTCCTTGGATAGCGTAGTCACCTAGGACATGCATGATCATGAGAAGCGCGGTGGTCTTACCATTGCTGCCGGTTCCCTCCATGAAGAGCAGCACTTGTTCTGTGACCAAACCGGTAAGGCAATAGCCAAAATAGCGGTGGATGAATGAGATCACCTCCTCGTCCCCATGCATAGCAAAATCAAGAAAACTGTCCCATGTCGGGCATTTAGCAGTTGGATCGTAGACAATCGGGCTGTGCTTCGTCATGTAATCTGTACGATCGTGTCCTTGGAGCTGACCTGTCCGAAGGTTGATAGTGCCGTTTGCAACATTCAAAAGCCAAGGGTCTGCATCCATCCTGTCAGCCTTGATGGCAACCTCTGCCTCGGTGGACGCCAAGCTAATCATAGAGTTAATAGCTCGTGAGCTTTCACTACGGAGGGCATGTCGGCGCAGAGCACTGCGCTGTTTTTTATTCGCAGATGCGGCAGCTTCATCGAAGATAGAGGCAACTACCATTTTCGCTTTGCGATGGACCCCACCATCTAGATCTCTCTCCCAATGGGAGTCAGTGTACGTGTACCAAGACCCATGCGTTGGGCAATAAAGGAGTTCATTTTGAAAAAGTCTTATCAACCGCTTCGCGTTCCCCAAGTCCGTCAAGTTAGGCGAATCCGCCGTAGACGCGGCCAAGGGCTGACGGCTAGAGCTTGGATTAAATGGATCGTCCGCGAGCTCTTGGAGCTTCTGCCATCCGATGTGCTTCCCATCCTCGTCCTTCTGCTTCCCTTCGCAGTTCTCGTGGAGGCATCCCGCTGCAATCCCGCCATCGTTGAACTGGAGGATATACGCACTCCTGTCCGTGTGTTCTGAGTTCCACGGACAAATATCAAATACCCAGCGGCGTCCTTTGCCTTGCCATGGTATAGGGTCGCCCAGATCTGGGAAGTTCTTTTTGATCCACTTCTCAAGATCGTCGAAGACGTCTGAGGCGAGAGAAATAAGTTTTTTCTTGTCCTCCTCTTCCTCCTTAGAACCATCCGATATGATGCCCGTAAGCTGCTGCATTGAAACGGGTACCAGATCTTCAGGCACCTTGAGGAGCTTGGCTGGCCTCCACGGCCTTTCTTTCCCCCCGTGTCCCTTTCTTGGCAAAGTACCGTACACCTTCCAGATGCGGGACGGGTTGAATACGAGGCGGTCTACCTCTGCTCCGTCGGTGCTGAACTTATCAGACAATGCTTCGAGGCAAAGGCGGATTGTCGTAGGGTCAGCCTCCTCAACTCGGTACATCATGTGGTAGCCGTTACCTGAATCACCGAAGATGGGGTCAGGCCAGCCTTGTTCCTTCAGATGGTCGTACACTGCGTCACATACGTTCTTGGCTTCCACCTTTTCCAGCGCAGTTGCCGACTTACCGGAGGGGCGCTTGGGATCAATGTCCACGAGCAGCCACCGAATCTCCTCGATGTCCTTGTCCTTAGTAGATTTACCTCTAGCACCCAGCGTTAGCGTGTGCAGATGGGGAGTTGCCTTCCCCGGACGCACGGGATTGGGGGTAAAGTAGACACCCTTGGCCCCTTGGTCCGATAATGTGGCCGCAGCCTCAGCTAAGATGCGGACATCGTTAAAGAATCCGCTATATGTGCGACGAATCCCGTCTTGGCCCGGAACACTCAGGGCTCGAAGCTCTACATACTGACCTTCCTCCAAGATTTGCCGGAATGCCTTCTCAATCTCCTCGATACAGGCTTTGCTTGCCATAGTTCCCTCCTAGTTAAATAGATCTAGTTGAAGATGTGACTCGTCATGCGGATCGAACACGTCATCTCCACGCAGAAGCTGTTCTAACGCATACGGAGGGATACGCATAACACCTCCAATACGGTAGGCGCGGAGCTCACCGCGCTTTATCATACGTTGAACCGTCCTTTTGCTCACATTCAGAAATCTCGCGACGTCTGTAATCGTGTGCATATGCCCTTCTAGTGTTCCCATATTCCCTCCTTCGCGACAGATGGTAACAAACGAGACAGGATATGCAAGCCCCGGTATGTCGGGGTGCCGTGTAACAGAAGGTGTAACAAACGTAACTGAAGTTTGTTACAGCCATAACGTAGGTTGGAAGGGGCATACCCCAAAGTGTAACAGTGTAACAAGTTTTTCAGTATAACGGCGGAACAGAAAAACGGGGGAGTTTCGTGTTTTTACGAAACTAGAGAATGTGTATATAGAGGTTACTTGATACCTTGTTACATTGTTACACTGTTACACACTAACGATATTAATGGTTCCCCCTGCCTTTTCGAGAAGGCCCCCTGTAACAAACTGAAAATGGACTTGTTACATCTGTTACACCAGCTTCTAACGGCACTATCAGCAAGGGCTGGCCCTTTCGCGCAGCGTTTCCCCCACCAATCTTGACCAAACTGGATAAGTTAGTGGCTTGATTTTTCTAAAAACTCTGAGTTCATTTTCGCGAACTTAATGAAACAGGCCTCCAAAAAGCCTTAAAGGGGGGCAAAAATGCCTATCATGTTGAGGGCACATACCGCCGGAGGCGAGCCGCCCGCATTTCCGGGGCTGCCTCATGCGCGCACAAAAAAACCTCCGAGCCTTTCGACCCGGAGGTAGACCCGCCAGCAGCGCGGTTCTATGCTGTTTCGCGCCTGCGCACGCTTCGAAGAGTGGTGGCCGCTCCATCAAGCACCCGCTCGATGGCCTGGAGCTCTCCTGGTGTGATTGACCCGTCGTGGTCCGGGTTCAGGCGCTCGGCCATAATCGCCTGATGCGCGCGCTCGCATAAGTCAATCACGGCGCCGATTTTTAACAACGAAACTTCATCCATTTTCCCTCCAGTGTAAGCCCCCAAGCGGTAGGGGTAAGACCATGTAACACGCGCGAGCCCGCGTGCAACAAAGAAAAAAAAGAGCTCACGCGCGACAAAAAAAAGCGCGGCCCCGACCTATCATGTGGTGGGGGCCGCTGGCTATCGCGTCGTTATCGCGTAGCTATCGCGTGAGGAGATGGGCGGCTATGGCGATACAGACCCATAGCGCCATAACCTCTAACACGACACGATGTCGGAATACTCCAGAACGGTTGGAGTCGCGGTCCTGTGGTGGGGAACGACCATCGCGCGCCCGGTTGGAGTCGAGCCACGATAGAACCCGTTCACGGTCTCGCCGGTCATCGGGTCCACGTACGACGCTCGGACCTGTTCTTTGCCTGACTCCTCCAAGCGCGCCAGCATGTACACGGCGCGCGCTTCCGAGCTCTCGGGAAAAGGGGTTTCTTCCTTCTCCGGCGGAAGACAAATGGTCTCACCAGTCGAGTGTTCGTGAGCAAACTTGATGATGTATGACCACGCGGCCGGCTCGTAGTTCTCCACCATCTGGGACACGGTCAACGCATTGCGTGCGCCCTTCATCGCGACGAAACGCCACGCGTTTCCCTTCTTGGTTTTGACTTCCTTTCCGACGATAGACGGGACCTCCGTACACTCATCGATCACGGTATTATCCGTGCTTTTCTTGCCCTTGGGATGGAACACAGGAGACGTCTTCTTTTCTTTGAACATGAGATTTTTTATCCTTTTCTCGTTTGCGCCCCGACGGACAACCCGCCGGAGTCAAGCACAGTCTATCCCCCAACCGGTAGGGGTCAATACCTCTTGACATCCTTTTGACATTCGGCCTATCGGGCCATAGGACGCGCGGGCATGTATGCAAAGCCCCGAGGTTATCGCGTGGTTCTTACCGGTTATAGTCAACATCATACCACGCTTCGCCATCTTCCGAGTTTAAGGCATCCCATAGCGTTACCTTATCGCGTGGGTAGAGCGCCTCATACATACGAACCATATCAGAGGCAAGTCGGCGTAACGCGGTATGGTCCTTAGTAAGAACCTGTAACAAAGCACGCTTTTCCCGCATGTAGATAGGCGCAAAGTTTCTATCGTGTTCAATGATGCTGCGGGAGTTGTCAATCATATCGGCAGACTTAATCATATGCGCCTGCCACCCTCCCTTACTTATATGGTGTCGGTCCATAGCTTTACGCCACGCCCGGTTACCATCCTCCGGCTTACTAACGTCGGTGAGCTCGGCCACAATACGTGCGATGTTAGGACCGAACGTATTGTTTATATCCTCGTTAGATACTGAAGTATCCTCTACTACGTCGTGTAGTAAAGCGGCGCAGAGACTTTCCACGTCATGTACACCAAACTCCCTTAGGAGCCTGTATACATTAAGCGGGTGAGAGATGTACGGTATCCCTGTATACTTACGTACTTGGCCTTTATGTGCGCCTCTCGCATACTGAAACGCTGAGGCAACAAGCTTACGCTCCTCATCTATCATGGAGTGGACGTCGTTTAACGTCAGGGTAACATCGCATGGTTCGTACTTAGGCATTAGTACTCTCCGGGTCTGTCAAGATGTCAGTCAGGATACGAGGCACACAGTGGTATTCCTTATGGTCGTAAAGGATAGCCCACGCTTCTTGTTGTGGCGTTTCCACCGGTTGACCATCTAGGTATAGATTACCTTTAGCCCTAAAGGTCTTAGGTACGACGTCGTTCGCGTCATCGCACCACTTATCCATCGTTACTATACGATTAGGTACGTCCAGCTCGACCTTAAACCCGCAGTGCTTGCAGGTTAAGTAGCGTTTAACTTTACTATTCATACCACACCCCCATATTGAGAACGATGTACCTACGGTATGGTCCTGTGTTTGTATCAATGAATGCCATAAAGGTGCTATCCCCTTCAGTAGTTGCAGTTGTACGGTCTGCTCCCTGCAACGCGCGCTCGAAGATACTATAGCTATCATAGCTATAGTGGCGACGGGCATAGTCGTATCGTTCCAGCGCACGGATGTGTTGGTCAGTAAGACCCGCATCATCTATCTCCCTAAGGACACCACTAGCCGCCAATGAGCCTCGGATACTATCTACGTACTTTGCATCCCATACAGCGGTAAGGTATCGTTGGAGGTATTCGTAAACTTTTCGTTCGTTCGCTTTCATTCGGTTTCTCCTTTCGCCGATGGATGAGCCCGTCGGTCAAGCGCATGGTATCACGCCCCCAACCGACGGGGTGTCAAGAGTTTGTCAAGTCGCGATTGTGTCGGTTCTACCCCCAGAATCTGGCAGCGGCATTCCCGCTTCATCATCCTTCTTTGAGGGGGATAGCCCGGTGGGGACTATGAGCTCCATAGTTCTGAACTTATAAGAACAGAACGTACACTCAAGGATACGCGCAGTAAAGTGCGCCTTATCCTTATCACCGGTAAGCGTGCTCTTACCCCATCGCTGTAGATACTCATGCCCCTTACCGGGTAGGTAGGTGTGATGACTATGAGCGATGTCCTTTACCCGCGTTCCGTTCTTTCCACACTTTGGACAATACATGGTTACTCCTAGATTTGATAGTTCGAGTAGTTGCTTACGCTCGCACAACCAGAGGAGCAATAGCCGTGATAGATTAGAAACTCTGGGTCTTCCTGTCCTTTGGGCAACTCGGCCTTACACACGCCGCAGTTCTCATACTCCCCATAAGGAATAGAGATAGGCTCAGCCGTTTTGTTGTGGTCGATAACCTCGACCGTGTTCTTTGTTTCAATCCAGCAATGAGCCCCACAACTCAAGGGCTTATCCGGGGAATAGACCACGCGGGCGACCTCGTTCCCATCCTTGTCCTTGATAATGGCGATGTGCCCATAACGGTTTTGCTGGTGGTCCTTTACCGTAAGGCACGGGTCTGTTTTCCCATGCTTACGGTTCGCCTTAATCACATGCTGATTCACATGAATCTTAGTGGTCTTCATTCCTCACCCCCGATTAGTTTTAAGTATTGCTTCCATCGTCTGATGGTTTCTTTCTTTACCGCTCCCATCTGGAACGACGCTAGGTCACCACTTGAATACTCGTGAAAGTCTTTACCAGATACGGTTGCGTGTGATGGTCCACGCGAACCACCGGGAAACACGCCTAAGTCGTAGTAGTGCCCGTCGTGTTTAATCGTCCCTAAGTAGATGCAGTATGTCCATATGTGGTGGTTACGTCCCCAATGGTATGTGCCTTCAGGTAGACCCTCAATCTCTTCTCCCATCATTCACCTCCCTGTTCAGGAGCCGACGTCCCACCAAAGCCTACGATAATGTCGTCCACCTGTTTATACAGGGACTCTCGCTTACCCTTTAGCCCTAGCATCTTACGGGCTAGGGTTGTTCCCATCGGGGTATTCCGACTCCATCGGATGCCGCTTCTTTGAAGCCCTAGGGCCGCGCGGATGCTCAGCAAGGTATACATGTCAGTTGCCGAGATGCTATCCCCCGTCACGTCAATCTTCCTCAAGTAGTCTGCTCTACCCATCATTCACCTCCTTTCTTTGACTGATAAGCAAGCCCGCACTTATTGCGGTACTTACTTGCCTGTCGGCTAGTGGGCTCAATGCCCGCGTTGGAACAAGCCTTACGGAACTCGGCGTTCCGTGCGGCAAACTCTTTGTTGGTCATTGCTGTCTTCATTCTTCACCTCCAAATGCTTTGTGCAGTTTTTTCAAGTGCGCCCAGTCAATAATCTCACACGTTTCTTGGTCGGAGAGAACCTCCCCATCCTCATCCCATGCTGCGGCTAAGACCATAGCGATAGCCGCCATAGCCTTTTCGAGTGTCACGCCTTCCTTAAGGAACTTTTCCATATCAAGGTCGCCTTTCACAATAAGCAACAAGTCCTTCGCTGTAGCAAAAGGAAACATAGCAGTAAGCATCCAAAGCTTTACCGCTTCCGCAGTAGCATCCGGCTGGAGGCTACTCTCATTCATACAACTAATCCAACGCCACATACCCATAGGGTCGGGGGCGATGTTAATCGTATGCGTCTTCACAACTTCTTCCACTTCTTCTCCCTCCTCACAACTAGGACACGGACTGTCCTTTGCATCCAAATAATACTCACCGTGATGAGCACACTTACCTACTCCGATTCCTTTGTCAGCCATCACTTCCTCCTAGTGCATCACAATAAAGATGTTCTTACGTTTGTCGTCTTTGCCTCTACTACCGTCGCACAACTGGCAACGGTCACATGTCACACGCCTTCCCGCTTCCTTAGAAGCAGGACAAAGAATCTCGTTAGGAAGCATGTCATCAATACTCTTTGCCGTCCTAAACGAGCGGAAACCCTTGGCATTGGCCTCCATTACTTCTTCCTTGGTATGGGTAGATGCCATACAAAAGCGGGCCAGCCACGCTGCCGCTTTCTTCCACTGATGGGTATACCCAGTCCTATTCGCTCTCATCATTCACCTCCATGAGCTGACCATGCCCATGCCCATGCTTCTTCTGGCATAGCACCGGGGTCACCGTATGAACCGAAACGTAGCTTCTTGCCCTGACAAAGAGCCCGCGCTTCCTCTACAGAAGTAACGGGCTTATCCTTGTGTGCTTTCCAGACAGACAGTGGGGCCTGATACGCCTTGACATAGCAAGGACGGTTAAGCCCTGCTTCCAGTCGCGCCTCCCTATTACTAGGACGAAGAAGGCAACCGCCACATACAGCGTAGTCTTGCCCGGTCTTTACTGCTTCGTGAGGAGGGATATCCTTCAGCATAATCCAAGTCTGAAGCATATCCCCTGTCTTGTCATTAGACGAGGCTTTGACTAAGCCTGTCACGACCATCATGATAATGACGGACGGGTCCAGTTCGGATGGACCTTCCCATACTTTAATCGCGTTTATCTTTGGCATTCGGCGTCCTGTTCGAGTCGGTTTTGCGTTGACCAGCGGCGAATCCCGCCCGGTCGAAGGAGAGCATATCCCCGACGGGTTGGGGTGGCACGTCAAGAAAATGTCAAGACGAAAAATGCAGGTTCGACCGTGGCTTTCAGCGAACAAAAGTTTTTTCTTTGACGGGGCCGGCGCGACACACTATGACAAACGACGTCATCTAACGACAGGTGGCAGAAACCCAAACGTGAGAAAAACACATGCATCATCTTGATATGAGTAATGGTCGAGCAAATATGTTTTATACCGGTCCTGTGCCTTGGCATGGGTTGGGTAAGGGAGTGGAGAATGCCCTTACTGCGGAAGAAGCTATCGTTGCTGCGGGCCTTGATTGGAATGTTGGACTTCAGAAGATGTTCGCTGACTATGATAAGACAGGCGAACACATCGAGATTCCTAACAACTTTGCTGTTGTTAGGGACGATACTAAGGCTGTGCTTGGTGTTGTGGGTAATCAGTACACCTGCTTCCAGAATGCACAGGCTATGACGTTGTTAGACGAGGTCGCTGGACCGGGACGTATGGTTCATTACCATACCGCAGGCTCTCTGTATGGGGGTAAGCGTGTGTGGTTGTTGGCTAAGCTGACGAACCTGACTATCGAGCCCGTGCCTAATGACCGGGTTGACCTTTACATCGTCCTTATGAAGGGGCACGATGGTAAGTTTGGGGTCAAGGTTTTCTTTACTCCTGTCCGTGTCGTCTGCGCGAATACGATGGGCGCAGCGTTGTCGATGGCAAGGTCTGACCACTCGGCTATGGTTAAGCTCAAGCATAGGAAGAACATCTTCTCCAAGGCGGATGAGGCGCGTAAGATTCTCGGTCTTGCTTATGAGCAGGGTGAGCGTTGGTCCGATATGATGAATAACCTTGCGAAGATGCAGGTTGATACCAAGGGATGGGAGTTCTTGCTTGATAATATCATGCCTCTCCCTGAGCTCGCGGATGGCGAAGAAACCACCCGCGCCTTTACTTTGGCAACGAACCGTAGGGAGAAGCTTACTGAGTTGTTCGAGGGAGGACTTGGGACGGATATCCCCGGTGTCCGTGGTACCGCTTGGGGAGCGTACAACGCTGTTACTGAGTTTACTACTCATCACGCTTCGGTTCGTGCTGGGGTTAGTAAGGACAGCCCTGACTATGATAGGGCTAGGTCCGAGAGGCTCCTTGATTCTTCTTGGTTTGGTTCGGGCGCGAAGCTCAACCAGCGTGCTCTTGATTTGCTCGTGTTGCCTTTCTAGAACGAAACTATGGGGTGCCTACCGTTTGGTAGGCATCTCTCTTACTTGGAGGAAGAATGCCTAACTCATATAAAACTACTGGCCCGAGGGTGGCTATCCACTTGCCCGCTGGCATCGTTAAAAGCTTGAAGCGTATTGCTAGTGAGGAAGACCGTAGTGTGTCGGCGCAATGTCGTCGTTGGATTATTGCTGCGGTCGAAGCATGGGAAACCAAAGACTCCGAGCAATACTACGTCCCGCCTAAGGGTAACGAGTAATGCCCATCTATGAGTTCAAATGCCAACAATGCAAGGACCAGTTTGAGGTGCTGGTCCGTACAAAAACTGAAGAGATAGTCTGCCCTGTTTGTAAGAGCGGGCGGGTAACGAAACTAGTCAGTGGTGGCGGCTTTATCCTGAAAGGGGGAGGCTGGTACGCCGATGGCTATTCAAAAGGAAAGGAAGGTGAATGATGATTGACAATCTGTTTGAGACGTTAGGCGAAGTGTTAGGGGGACGAGGGTATAAGGTCGAGGACGAACCCGTGACTGTGCAGGTTACGTTTAAGAACCTGACTGAGTATGGGTTGTTCTTGGCACTGATGTCTACCGTTGAGCAGGATGCGAACTACGGGCCCTTTACTATTGAGAGGGTAGGAGGGTCCGACGATGGGTAACTTTGAAGAAGAGTACGTCTTGGTGAGTTACCCTGTGCTTGATGGGGAGCGGTGGGTCAATCGCGAATACATGCGTGACCCCGACATGCAGCCCTGTTTTTGGGACAGAGATGCTGACGGGCATGACTGGGACTATACCTACATCGAAGAAGACGAGTGGCCTAAGAAGGACGAAGTAGATAAGCACTGGCTTGCTTACGAGGCGTATGTGTTTGATACCGGGGAAGACCCGTTGGACAACTACTACGTTTCGTACACGTACAAGAGGCTTGCTGCTTATACTCTTGTCTTTAGGGAGAGTCTCGGTGGTCCGTTTCTTATCCGTTGGAAGAGAGGTCGGGCACCTTACGAGGTTGCATCTGCTAAGATGCCCCCGCCTTGGGTCTGTGAATACTTCCTTCTGATTAATGGTTGGTTTATGTCGTCGGACCCGGATGACCTATCGAGGCGTCCCCTTAATGAGATCACAGAGACGGGGGAGACAGGGCGCTTTGATATGGCTGATTACCTTGAGCTCTTGGAGCATGACCCCCGCGTGAGGCTTACGAAGAGTAGGCATAAGAAGCTACCGTTCTACTTCGCAAGGTATGTCACGGAGGAGACGCGCCGATACAGCAAGGGGACCGTAAAGCGGCGTTTGAGAAAGATTATCCGTAAGCACCGGGAAGACAGGCGTGCCCGGTCAGGGGAGGAGTAATGCCACGTAAAGACCCAACGTGTCCCGACTGTCTCAACAAAGGCTACCTGTCTATCCTAGGTAGGCGCAGCGGAGACGAGCGGAAGATTGTGCCTTGTACCTGTAAACATGGGCGAAGGTTTGATAAGATGTGGCGTGCTGAATCACCACCAACCAAGCGCAAGGCCCGCCCAGTACGTCCCGATGCTCCCGCTAATCACGGCATAGCTGCACAAGTACAACCAGACGAAGATAACAGCAGTACGACGAGGGTCCATGCCGACAACCTAACACGGAGTAAGGACAGATGAAACCGACTAAGAAGCGGAACATGGTTGTGGTAAACATGATGCAGCGTTCAGCTAAAGCAGGACGACACCCCGATAAGAAGAAGCAAGCAAGTAAGAAGGCTTGTCGAAAGGGAGCATGGCGTGGTTTGCAGTAAGTGCGGGTACCGGCACTTCAAGAGTATTGCCGCAGTAAATACCACGCACGGATGCGAGACCTCAAAGCAGTCTCTTATAAACTGGGGGCTCAAGGTTGGTATCTTTGACGAGCACCCCCAGTGCATCATCCGACGTAAGCGATGCAACCGTTGCGGCACGGTGATGCGAACGATTGAATACAAGATAGCCACAGAAACGAAACGCAAGAAAACTAAGTGGGGAGGAAAAGAAATAACAGCACGAAAAGAGTAACTTATTGACCGCGCCAAGCGGTTAGACTGGAGGCATGAAGACCGTTAGTCTTACCCTCGAAGAGCCCCCTGACATGGACGAAAGGATTATCTACTCGATAGTATCCGAGTTGTTCGATGTTGATATTGAGTTCAAGAGGAAGGACATTATCATCTGTGGTCGGAACCTTGATGTTATCGCTTGGCTAGCCTTTCATGTATTACCGCTAGATACAGGAGAATCCTGATGGATGAGCCTTGGCTGAACTTGAACATAACAGAACGCATTAAACCTTGGGTGCTTGATGGGTACCTAACTGACTATCAAAAAGAAGCATGGGACTGGAGCACGAGACGCGCCGGAGCTAACCTGTGGTGGGCCTGCGGTGCGGGTAAGACCTTAGCCGGTTTACTATGGCTAGTTAGTGGCCCGCACGCCGAGCGTAAGCTCATCGTCACACGAGCCCCCGCGAAAAGCCAGTGGAAGTGTCAGGCCGCGCAGTACACTGACCTAAGGCCCACGGTCATGGAGGGCTTCACCAGTGTGTACATTCCCGATGATACCGAGTGCATTATCGTATCGTGGGAGATGCTTAAGCACTGGCTAGAGTCTATCCAGTATTGGTGTGAGGGGCGGAGACTGGCTATCGTGTGGGACGAGATACACAAAGGGAAGTCGTGGCGAAGAAAAGAAAAGTATGTGACTTTCAAAAACGGTGTGGGTTGGCGTTACATGGACAATCGAGCAGCGGCAGCGGCACAGTTAAGCGAGCTCGCTAGCCGCCGGCTAGGGCTAACGGCTACACCTATCCGTGACAGGAGAAGTGACCTTTGGGCACAACTTGACCTTGTCCAGCCCGGAGAGTGGGGAAGTAATATGCGCTTCATTAAGCAGTACTGCGATGCCTCCCCAAACGAATGGGGTGGGTGGGATGCTACTGGAGTGAGTAACTGTGCGGAGTTACACGAGAAGTTGACGCGGGTCACGCACCGTGTGTCTTATGCTGAGATGTCCCGCACCCTCCCGCCAAAGAGGCGTCAGCTTATCTATCTTAGCGCACACGAACAGAACAAGTCCGTGGGGTTCGTGACTGAGTTTAAGAAGCTCAAGTCTGCGGGACAGAAGGCTAAGTTTGAGATGCAGTTGATGGAAGCGGCAGCACGTAAACGTGCGTGGCTTGTAGAAACAATCCATGACTTACTCACTAGCGGACAGAAAGTGACCGTGTC